ATGAAAGAGCATTAGTGGTAAGTATTATTGAACATGAGAGTAGATTTCAGGGAAATGTTGGAGAAAAGTATAGGGGACTGATGCAAATTAGCACAAGCGGGGAAGTGATAGAATTTTTGGGTGTGAGTAAAGATGAGCTGTATAATGAAAAGACTAATATTAGATGTGGGGTAAAAATGTTGAGATATTATTTGGAAAAGAGTGAGGGGAATATAGAAAGAGCATTATGTATGTATGGGTGCGGAGAGGGAAGTAGTAAAAAGAGAAAGACATATTGTAGGCCAAGCCAAGAGATTTGTATTCTGTATACAAAGTATAAGAATTTATTTGAGCAAGAAGAGATGAATAATTTTATACTAAAAGAACTTAATGATAGAAAATCTGAATTGAACAATCTTATTATTCTTAGTGAAAGCGCAAACGCTAAGATAAGAGAGTATTATGAAGTCAGAATTAAGGATGTTGAAAACGAAATCTTGGAATTAGAAAAAATGTTAGGATAAGGTGTTGACAGATGTTTATCGTAGTGGTATAATACTTACAGAAACGAAGAAAGGAGACCAGAGTATGTATACGCTTTTTATGTGTATTGTTGCATTGGTCGTAATGAAGGCTATCTTTAAGTAAGGAGTATTTTATGATAGTTCTCGGAATTATACTTTTTGGAATCGTTCTTTTGTACTGTTTCACTGATGAACATGATGATTGGAGGTATTAAACATGATTAGTAAGAAAGCTTTTGTAAAAGCTATGAAAGAAATCACAAAACACGATGACTTTGAGGCGGCTATCAATAAGGTGCTCCGTGATTATAACGATGATTCGTCTATTATGAGTAGTGGTCTTGAGGGCGTGCTCATGTATGTTATTCAGGAGCAGTTTAATGACCTAGAGGACGACTGGCTTGGATATCTTTGTTATGAGCGCAATTATCTTCGTGATTATGAACTTGGCGATATTCAGTTTGCAGATGGTTCTAGCCCAGAGTTGAATGATTGGGAGGATGTATACGACTTCCTTGTCCGTTGTATGAACGAGAAGAAGACCCGGAAAGAGTAAGGTGAGCGCTTATGGGTTTGAAGATGCTGTTTGACGTTGAAAAACCCAAGCGTCTACCTAGACAAGAGGTTATTGATAGGCTATATAAGGAGTTTACTGTATATCAAATTAACGATATGATTAACTCTAAGAATAAGCCAGAAACAGATTATCGGAAGCTATGCAGAAGCATTGTGTCATATTATGACGCTCATGGGTATGTTTCTGAGAAGCAGAAGCTTTGTCTATGTAGATATACAGCATATAACTTTCTTGAGCCGGAAAATTTATCAAAAATAATTCCAAATAACTCTTGACAAACGATTTTTTCTGAGTATAATATTATATAGAAACCAATCCCGACTGGTTCATGAAAAAACGACTTTTATTTACAAAAAAACTAAGGAGAAACAAAATGATTACGAAGATTTTTAACACGACTACGGTTGCTGATGGCTCTACTGAGCGTCTGACTGTTCACACGAAGATTGGAGAGTTTGAAGTTCCGGGTAAGCGCATTACTTGTCACGTTCGTCCTCGTGATAATGACGAGTATGACGCAGAATTTGGTAAGGCTCTTGCAAAGAAGAAGTTTGATATTCTTTCCACTGATGACCGTATCGGTCAGCACATGACTATGGCAAAGAATCTCCGTGCAATTGCTAAGAACCTGATGGATATTGCCGATAAGGAAGAGCGTGTCGCAGATGATATGTGTGGCAAGATTGAAGATATGAAGTGCGCTTACGACTATTTTGTTGAGAAGCATTTTAACAATAACTAATAAAGGAGAATAAAAATGGAAGAGAAGCATATCAACATGATTGAACCTGTAGAAGACAAGGTAAAGCATAAGCCCGAAAAAATTCTGTACTATACCTGTGTTGATTGTGGTGGTGTATTCCCTGTAAAGGAAGCAAAGATGGCGGAATGGTTTAATGCTCATGGTACGTTCCCTTGTCATTGCGCTAATTGCAAGAAGCGTCGTGAGAATTTTGTTAAGAACAATAACAACTAATTTAACAAGGAGAATTATATAATGGGATTCAACTTTAAGGTTCAAAAGGCTGTTCGTGAGAAGATTGCTGTTAAGATTGCTCTGATGGGGCCTAGTGGTTCTGGTAAGAGCTATAGCGCACTACGTCTTGCAACTGGTATGCGTGAAGAAATGAAGAAGACTGGTACTGATGTCGGTACTAACGGACGTATCCTATTCGCAAATACAGAGGGTTCTCGTGGTCGTTATTATGCTAATGAATTTGATTATGACATTGTTGATTTGGTTCCTCCTTATGCACCAGAACAATTTACTGAGCTAATTAACTATGCGGTTGAAGAAAAGTACGCTATTCTTATTATTGATAGCACTTCTGCCGAATGGGAAGGTAAGGGCGGCTGTCTTGAGCTACAGCAACAGGCTGGCGGTCGTTATCAAGACTGGAAGCTAATTACCCCTCGCCATGATAAGTTTATTGACACTATGCAGTATAGTCCTATTCATATTATTGCCACTATGAAGGGCAAAGACCAGTATGAAGTTGATAAGGACGAGCGTGGTCGTACTGCTGTTAAGAAGCTGGGTGTCGGTGCAAAACAGCGTGACGGTTTCGAGTATTACTTCACTACTACTTTCAACATTGATGTAACTTCTCACATGGCTAAGTGTGAAAAGGATAACACTCATATCTTTGAAAATGAGGGTTATACTATTCTGTCTGAGGACTTTGGCAAGAAGATTATCAAGTGGGCTAATAGTTCTGATGTGGAAGCTACTTCTGCAAAGACATTTGCTCAGGCTCCTGATTATGACGGCTCTGGTTCTGTTAGTGAAACTTCCGAACTAACTGATACTATTAATAAGATTGGTAGTCTTGCACAGGCTCTAGTTGGCGCTGATAAGTTATCTAAGACCGACCTTGTAGGTATTATCAAGAAGTACCATACTAGTGCCAACTATAACTCTATTACTGATATTGGTGTTGCTAAGAATATTCTGGCTGAACTGGAAGCTAAGAACAACTAATAATACTTGACTTTTAGTCGAGTTTGATATATAATATATTTAACATTATAAAGGAGATTAAATCTATGAATACTCTGCATTTTTCTGGTCGTTTTGTTGCTGACCCTGAACTAAAGGAGACTAACGGTAATAAGTATACTTTTTTTACTCTTGCACAGGATGTTCACCTAAAGGACGGTAAGTCCAAGGCTATTTTCATTCCTTTCACTGCTTTTGGTCAGACCGCAGAAAGTATCTGCAAGTTCTTTAAGAAGGGTCAGCCCATTCTTGTTGATGCTTATATGTCTTCTTCTACTACTGAGGGCGATGGTAAGGATACCAAGATTACTCGTGTTAGCCAGATTGTCAACCGTTGGGAGTTTATGTCTGCCAATCCTAATGCGGACAAGGGTTCTGCCACCACTGCCAAGCCTGCTCCTGTTGACAGCGCCCCTACTGCGTCTGATGACCTTCCTTTCTAAGTAAAATTTAACCAAAAATAATTGATGGTTTTAGCCACCACCATATCGGTGGTGGCTATTTTATATTAAAGGAGGGAAAGCATGGAAGAGGAGAAGCAAAAGAAACTGCCAACTTTCTCATTTTCTAAGCTAAAGAATTTTGGTGAGTGTCCAATTTGTTACTATAAAAACTACGTTTTGCATGAAAAGAAAAATGATAAAAGTGGTCTAAGTGAGTTTGGAACATTTTGTCATAAGATTCTTGAAATGTATGAGAAAGGACAGCTTGAGATTTGGGAAATGTTATCTTATTATCAGGATAACTTTCAAACAGAAGTCCCGTCTAGCTTTGTTGTAAAGATGTCTGATACATTTTCAAAAGACTTATATCCTTACTATTACGCAGATGGAGAGAATTATTTTACCAATTTTGAAGGATATTCAAATTGGGAGATTCTTGAATCGGAATATGAGTTTGAAATTCCTATTACTGACTACGCTCTGTTTAATGGTAAAGTTGACCTTATTGCCAGAAGTAAAAAGAGTGGTAGATTAATTATTATTGACCATAAATCTAAGTCTAAATTTAAATCAAAAGAAGAACTCGCAGATTATGCAAAACAGCTATATCTATATGCTTATGCAGTTCATGAGAAGTATGGTGAATGGCCTAAAACCCTTTATTTCAATATGTTCCGCAAGGGTGAATTGGTAGTTATTCCTTTTGACAAGAAAGAATATCGCATGGCTATGGACTGGGCGAAACGTACCATTGATGCCATCCTTTCTGTAAACTGGGATAATTTCAAGGTAGAAGAAACAAATAATTTTTGTGTAGAATTAGAAGACCCTATTGTAAAAATTGAAAATCCGTGCTATAATACAGATACGAAGAAACTACGGTTTGGTGATGGACACAAGAAGTATTCAGAACTTTTGGATTACAAGAATGACTTCTACGGAAGAAATCTTTGTGGTTATAAAGATACCTGTGGACTCTGTGTTAATCACGAATAAAGAAAGGGCTTACAATGGCAGATTTACTAGACAAGATTAAGGAAGCCGAGCAGATGCTTGGCAATGAAGAACAGGCTATCGAGATTGCGAAGCTAATGAATCTTCGTAATTTTGATGAAGAGAAGCTAACGGGTTCTTCTCCGTTTTCAAGCGATTCTAACCCTAGTTTTATTTGGAACAAAAAAGACCTTTGCTACCACGATTTTAGTAATGGCGGTAATTATAGTATCATCAACGCATATATGTATGCCTATGATGAAACTTACGCACAAGCTCTAAAGCGTCTGTTTGACCGTTGCCATATTGAATTTGATTTCAAGCGTGGTTTTGGTTATGATGAGCGTGAAAGCCTAGAGAATTATAAATTCCCTGTTGATGATTCTGTTGAGGACAATTCTAATGCTATTGTCTACCTAAAGAAGCGTGGATTCACAGAAGAAACCATTAAGTTCTTTGATATTGGGCAGACTAAAAAAGGTGACGTTCAATTTAAACTAAAGGATATTAATGGTCGTCTTGTTGGTGTTAAATATCGTCATGCTCATGCTGTAAAGCATGGAGAGTCTAAATATTGGTGGCAGGGTGATTGTTCCCCTTGTTATTCTCTGTTTAATATCAACCATATTGATATTACTCAGCCTCTTACGATTTGTGAAGGTTATCTCGATGCCATGGCTATTTGGCAATCTGGTAATCATAATGTAGTGTCTATTCCGGGAGGCGCAACAGACCTAAACTGGATTAAGTATAACTTCGACTTTCTTGAGAAATTTAAGAAGATTATCCTATGGCTCGATAATGATACTGCTGGCGAAGAAGGAACAAAGAAGATTGTTCAAAAGCTGGGTGAGTATCGTTGTTATATTGTGGAATCTCCTGATTATGCACAAGAAGCTGTTGAAGAATATTACAAGCAATTTAACCAAGAGAAACCTATCCGTAAAACAGATGCTAATAATGTGATGATTGCTATTGATGGTAGTGCAGTTTTAAAAATGATTGCAGATGCCAAAGCAGTAGAAAATCCTCGTGTTAAACATCTGTTTGATTACGAAGAGATGCAGTTACAAAATGTGCCAAACATTTCTTTCGGAATTAAAGCTTTAAATAAGGTTCTATATGGCAATTTTGAAAACACACTTACTTTGATTACAGCTCTTGCCGGGAATGGCAAAAGTAGCTTACTGAATCAGATTTGTGTAGCCGCTCCATTGGAGCAAAATCAAAACGTATTTATTTATTCTGGCGAAATCCCTGCTCAGTTCTTGCTGGGTAATATTTTTAGACCTCTTGCGGGAGACCGTCATATTATCGAATATGATAACGGCCCAGACCGTCCAAAGGGCTATGCAGTATCAAAACAGGCTACAGATTTAATCCGTCAATATTATCACGAAAATCTATTTGTATATGATGACTGTTCAGACGATAGTTCTCTAAGCACAGAGAGTATGAGTCTGTTACAGCAGATGGATTATGCTTACCGTCGTTATAATACAACGTGTTTTGTGATTGACAACTTGATGTGTCTTGATTTAAGAGGTTGTGCTGGCGATACTAAACTGGAAAAACAGACGGATTTTATCAAACAGGTCAAAATGTTTACTCGTAAATATCCTGTTGAAGTAGCCCTCGTTGCTCACTCTCGCAAACTTGCCCAAGGAGAAACGGAAGTTGGTCTGCAAAGCGTTGCCGGAGCAATGGAAATCTCAAATCTTGCTGACAGATGTATCGCTTGTAAGATTCTGAACGAAGATTCAGAGGGTTATGATTTTCAGCTATCAGTTGTCAAAGACCGTCAATCAGGCAAGGCTGGTAGCAAACTAAAATTGTATTATGATAATTGCTCTATGCGTATTTTTTCTGACGAGCAAGAACTTAATATGCGCTATCGCTGGGAGCGTGAACTTGGCAACAAGATTCGTTATGATGATAATTTAAGCAAGAGAATTGTTGCTAATATTCCTGAACTTAAATTTAATCCTACTCCTACGTTTACCTCTGAACCTGATATCCCAACAGAATCAACACAAGAACCAAATCTTCCATTCTAAAATTTAACAAATAAATTAATAGTGCATCTTGACAGATGCACTATTTTCGTATATAATAATAATTAGAAAGGAGTTTTGATATGTCAAATTATACTGTATATCATTGCCACACCATGCTGTCAAATCCTAATGCTGGTATTGATAGCATTGCTACATTTAAGCAGTATGCAAATCTAGCAAAAGAATGTGGTATGACCGCGCTTGCAATTAGTGAGCATGGATGCTTTTACGAGTGGAAACATAAAAAAGATGCTATTGAAGCTGCTGGGCTAAAATATATTCACGCCTGTGAGTTTTATGTTACAGAGAGCCTTAACGAAAAAATCCGTGACAATTATCACTGCGTTTTGATTGCAAAGAACAAAGACGGATTTTTTGAACTGAATAAGATGTCGAGTCGTGCATATAATCGTGAAGATGGACATTTTTATTACGTTCCTCGTATTACTTTTGCAGAATTGCTTGGAACAAGTAATAACATTATTGTGTGTACTGCGTGTGTGGCCTCGGTTCTTTGTAAAGGAAACGAAGAATTAAAAGAGAGATTTATCAAATTTCTTGCCAAAAACAAAGGCCGTTGTTTTTTAGAGATTCAACATCATAATGTAGAAAAGCAAAAGATTTACAACCAATATCTTTACGAACTAAGTAGGCAGATTAATGTTCCATTAATTACGGGTACAGACTTCCACTGTGCGAATAAATTACAAGAAAAGGCAAGAAAAGTTCTCCAAGCTGGAAAGAGGGTTGTATTTAATGATGACGAAGCACAGTGGGATTTAACGTGGAAGAGCTATGATGAACTAGTAGAAGCATATCGTATTCAAGACGCACTTCCTGAATCTGCTTATCTTGAAGCGATTCAGAACACAAATGTTATGGCTGATATGGTACAGCCATTTACCCTTGATACGTCATTTAAATTTCCAAAGATTTATGATGATTCTGAAAAGATTCTGCGAGATAAGCTATTCAACCCACAGGCTGTTGGTTCTATTGTGAGCGAAGGTTTTTCAGAAGATGACGTAAGAAACCGCCTTAATCATGAATTTAAGACATTCAAAGCCATTGATTCCGTTGACTATATTATCCTTGCAGACTATATTTCCAGATGGGAAAAAGACCACGGATTCTATACTGGCCCTGCTCGTGGGTCTGCTGCCTCTAGTCTTGCACTTTATTCTCTTGGTGTAACAGAAGTTAACCCTCTTAAATATGGCTTTCATTTTTGGCGCTTTATGGACGAATCTAAGTATAGTCTTCCCGATATTGATACAGACCAGTATTCAAAAGACCGTGATGCGACTAAGCGTTGGATGCTAAAAGACCATTTGGATTTACCTAATATTAAGACTTCTGAGATTATTACATTTAACACAATTGCTTTGCGTGGTGCTATTCGTGATATTGGACGCGGCCTTGATATGCCGCTTGAAATTGTTGATGAAATCGCAAAAGCGGTTTATGAAGCAACGGAAGGCGAAAACAAGGTAACGACAATTGACGACTCTTGGCGTAAGAAATATCCAAAACTATTTGAGATTGTTGACTTGGTACAAGGCACTGTCACCTCTCTTGGTAGCCATCCTTCTGGTGTTCTTGTTGCAGATAGAGATATTGAATCAGAGCTTGGCATCTGTACCCTTGCTGGTGACGAATACCCTGTTTGCGTCTTGAATATGAAAGAACTTGATTCTCTGAATTGGGTTAAGATGGATGAACTCGCTCTTGATAATGTTGGCGTTATTAATAAATGCTGTGATGTCGCTGGCATTGAACGTATTTCTCCAAAGAATCTTACTTTCGATGATGATAAAGTTTTTGAATCAATTAAGAATGATACATCTCTTATTTTTCAGTTGAATAGTAATTATGGAGAACAAACTATCAAGAAAATTCTTAGTCCCGCATCTTGGAGTAGGATTCACCATGATTATCCGTCCATTACAAAGTTTGATATTATCACTTTTGTGTCTGGTTTAATTCGCCCTTGCGGAAAAGATGTTTACGATAATGCTGTAAGTGGCATTGGGTATCATAGTGGCGTTAAGGAAATTGATGATTTACTTGCTTCTACAATGGGTTATCCTATTCTACAGGAACCTATTATGGAGTTCGTAATGAAATTCTGTGGGTATACATTCCTAGAAGCGGACAAATTAAGAAAAATTATTGGTAAAAAACTTGGCACAAAAGAACAGTTGCCAATTATCAAGCAGAGATTTGAGGAAAACGGAAAGGTTAGATTGGGACTTTCTCAAGAAAAATCTGATGAGATTATGGATATTTTTCTTGGTTGCGTTCTAAATGCCACTCGTTATAGTTTTTCTCTGGTTCATGCAGTTAGTTATACGTCTATATCTTATGAATGTGCTTGGTTAAGATACTATTATCCTCTTGAATATATTTGTTGTTGCTTAAATATTTTTGTTGATGACGAAGACAAGACAAATGAGGCATCTGAATATGCAAAATCTATCAAAGTAAAAATCAAGAAACCAAAGTTTAGGTATTCAAAAGCAGAATATTTTGTTGATAAAGAATCTAATTCAATTTACAAAGGCATTGGTTCTGTTAAATTTATGAACCAATCTTGTGCTGATGATTTATATGGTCTACGAGATAACCATTATGATTCCTTTGTAGATTTACTACGAGATATTTACGGAAGGACATCTGTAAATTCCCGTCAATTAGATATCCTTATTAAGCTAGATTTCTTTGATGAATTTGGCAATGCTAAAGAACTTCTACGTCTTGTTAAGATGTATGATATGTTTGGTACAGCAAAGACTTTGAAAAAAGAAAAACTAGCTAACAGTGATGTCGTAAGGGCGATTGTAGAGAGACATTCTGTTTCTACTACTAAGGCTGGCAAAGAATCTAAATCCTATTCTCAACTAGATAATATGGCAATTTTGAACGAATGTGAAACTTTGATTATGTCATTAGGTATCAAACCTATGACTATTAAAGAAAAAGCAGAAATTCAGAAAGAATACATGGGTTATGTTGATATTGCAACAGGTAAGCAAGAAGACAGACCAAAGCTATACATCCTTGATGTCAAAACACTAAAGTCTAAGGCTAGTGGCAGAGTATGGGCAAGGCAGATTACGGCGCAGAGTATTGGTAGTGGCAAGCAATCTAATTACACTATCACTTCCAAGAATTACCATGAAGAATTTCAAGTTGGTGACGTAATTCTCTGTAAACATCTTGAAAAACAGAAAGATTATTGGCACATAACTAACTATGAAGTTCTTGTAAATATCTAAAATTGTTTTAGGGCAGGGTATTGACAAACCCTGCCCTTTTTGCTATAATACTTATAGAAAGTGAGGGATTATAAATGAACATAAAATATTATATTCTTAATGGCGTATCCACTGCTGGTAAAGATACTTTCGTGAATATGTGTAAGGGTTATGACCACCACCGTATCTATGCTTTGCAGTTTTCTAGTGTAGGCTGGATTAAAGAAGTTGCGGAAGAGCTTGGTTGGGATGGTAAAAAGGACGAAAAGGGGCGCAATCTTCTTAGTGGTCTAAAACATCTTCTTACTATATATAATGATATTCCATTTAAGAAGACAGTAGAAAATGTACGGTTTTGGGTAGAGCCAGAAGACAAAACACTTGTAAATGTTTTGGATGATTATGAATATACTCTTGTGTTTATTGATGTTCGTGAACCAGAAGAAATTGACAAGTATAAGAAAGAATTTAATGCAAAAACTATTCTAATTCGTAATCCAGAGGCAGAAGCAAAGATTACAAACGAAAGCGATATGAATGTTCTAAATTATAATTATGATTATGTGATTTGGAACGACTCTACTCTTGATACTTTGAAGAAATTTGCTGATACTTTTATTCGTGAAGAAATTGGTGAAGTATATGAAATTTAAAATTAAATCTGTTAGGTATTGGGATAAACCACTTGAAGAGGTTTATCCTGCTCTTAAATTTTATAAGTTTGAACAAAAATCTAGTAATGGCTCTTATTGGACTGAATACTGGGGTGAGATTGAACTCGATACAATGGAAGACCTAATTAGTCTTGAAAATAATCTTGATGAACAATTGATTGTTAGTAGTGGGTTCGGAAATCATGAAGAAAACGAAATCTGTATTTATGATGATTACATTGAGTAATAAAAATGAATTTTTATGTAATGTAATTTAACGTATCTACGTTATCTTTTATGGTGAAGTTATGATTTATATTGTTCAAAGATGGTATATCTCAGAATTTGAAGAGTATGTTGATACAGTTCTTGTAACCACAAATCAAGATAAAGCGTTTATGGTATGTAAAGAAATGCAGAAGCTATATCCGAATGACGATATTGACATTGCAGAGTGGCAAGACGGAGAAATTCCGTATCGTTATAAGTTTGAGTTAGGAGAAGTCAATGATTAACTTTATTTGGCAACTTATCAAAATTGGAATTGGTATTCTTCTGATTCTTGGTTTGAGCTATATTCTTCGTATTTTGATTTTGATTTATAAAGCGTCAAAGAAAGTTCAGAAGGAACAGTCGTCAGATTTGCCACTTTGCGACACTTGTAAACACTTAAAATACAAAGATAGTAACGCAACATGGACTTATAATTGTAACTGTAGATACAGTAAATTTAACAGTCCACCAGAAATTTGCAATGATTATAAAAGGAAGTGGTGTTAAATGGAAGAATGTCCATCTGTCTTAGATACGCCAGAGTTTAAACTTACTAAAATTGCAATTCATGCGGCAAGAATATACTACGACAAAGAGACATTTGACCATGCCAAGCGTGTAGCTGATTATATTTCTGATAATGATGTAATCCCTGTCGATATTCGCAATGAATGCTGGTGCGTTGCCATGATGCACGACTTGTTAGAGGATACAGATTATGAGCCATACGAGTTGTATCCTAATTATGAATGCACTTATAAAGCTCTAAGGCTTCTTACAAATAAAGGCGAGAAGTACGAAGATTATTGTAAACGTATTCATAACAGCACTAGAACACGCTATGGTCAGATTGCGTGGTTTGTTAAATTGGCAGACATTAAAGACCATTTAACTCTAAAAGATACATTGACTGATAGATTAAAAGAGAAATACATAAATGGTTTGAGGAATTTGCTATGAATACATTTGAAAAAGATTGGCTTATATTTTTACAGAAAATCAGAGACCAAACTATTACGGAAAAAGATGTGGTAGAGTTTGAAAAAAGATATAGCTGTAACATAAATAAATTTAACGATGAAAATAAGGGATGTTGCTTGGACACAAATGGATATTATACATGGAGATGGTGATACGCTATGATTAAGCAAGAAGTTATTTGGCACTCTATTAAAGATGAGGGACTTCCGCGCAATAGGAATAGTAGCTATTGGTTTTTGTTTAGAAATCCAAGCTGTAAAATTCATCAAATTTATGAAGTAACTTGTGATGACAGTTGTAAGACATGGAGATTTGCAAGTCCACATTTACACATGAAGAAGATTGACTTTGATTGTGCAGACTTTACCCCTATTATGTGGACTGTTTCTTTTAATCCTGATATTATAGACGCTTTTATTAAGGAGAATTATGACTGAACAAACAATTTATTGGTATTCAATAGAAAAATATGGGCTTCCTACTGGAACAAATAGCAGAGAAATATGGATGGTATTCAAAAATGTTTCATCTAATAAATTTGAAGTATACAAAATTGAACGTGATTATTTTAGCAACGATTGGTATTTCTCTGATTGTGATGAAATGGTAGAATTTATTTCAGATTCTTTCATTCCTATTATGTGGACAGACTCATTTAACAATACAATTTTAAAAACTATCATTAAGGAATAAAAGATTTCTTTCATTGAGAGGTGATATTATATTGCTTTTTGAAATATTTATTATTATTTTATTTCTCTTGTGGTTGTCTGGCGCTATGTGGTGTGTTCACCCATATAAAGCAATGACATGGTTTTATCATGATATTCTTGGATGGCACGAGCCTGTTGAAGAAAAGACATTTAATGGATGCTCTGCCTGTTCTCGTTGTAAATTTTGCGGGAAGAAAATTATGATGGATAGTCAAGGAAATTGGTTCCAATATTAAGGATTTGATATGACAGAATTAGAGTCAAGACTTTTGATGGCAGATGCCGTCGTAGATATTATAGAAACCTGTGAACAAAAGCAAAAAGAATTTTGGATAGAAATGCGTCGTATACTTCTATATGCTTCCGCAGAAGAATTTGACAAGTATTGGATGAAAATTTCAGAAGAGGATGATTTTCTTGAGAAAATGGCAAAACTATCAATTCAAACAAATTTTGTTAAAATGATTAACGAAATTGGGAGTAGAGGTGATTTGGCAGAACTTGAAAACGATGGCATATTCGAGAGTCCTATAAAGAAAGAAAATCCTGACTTATGTCAAATTACCCACTTGACAGAGAATAGAATTAAGAGGTATAATATTAATGGAACAAAAAGAGTATAGGTCTCTTCAAGGATTAACGAAAGAACAAGAAAAGCAAATGCTGAGATATGCTGTTCAATGGATTATTGAAGATTACAATAAACATCCTGAATGCTATAAGTTTTCTTATATCCCAGAGCAAGAACCAGTAAAACCGATTGGTGGTAGAGGAAATCCAGTTTGTATTTCAAAAGGAGAATAATTATGTTCAAGAGTACCGATAAGAAGCTGGCAGAAATCGGCTTTAAGAAAGTAAGGGAAGACAAGTGGGCGGTCGTATATGAGCGCTATAATGACATTGACAAATATATGCAAGTCTTAACTGTCGTTCATAAGGCAGATGGAAACAATATTATTCAATCCTATGATAAGGACACATTTGATAAGCATTTTAAGGGTAATATTTGTGTTGGGCTAACTGGATACGAAACTAAGCTAATCCTAAAGAAAATGAAACAGCTTGGTTGGTATAGCAAGTAAGGAGAGTAACTATGTATAATATCCCACAAGAAATGATTGATGAATTTAATAAAGAAATGAAAGCTCGTAGTCAATACAAGAGCGTTAAGTTTGCGCATGAGTCCATGGATACTCTTATGTGTGATACTCTTGAAAAACTCGGTTTTGGCGATGGCATTTGGACTTTTATGCAGACGTATAAATGGTACTCATAAAATTTTGTTTTTAGGAGTGTTTAATGGCTTATTCACCAGTTGGCAAATCCAAAAATAAGAAATCAAAAAATGAATCTCTCTTAGAGAATATGAGAAACAGTATTGATAAAGAGTATCGTAAAGCTACTCAGTCTGGCGATTGGAATAATTATAGTTTTGTTTATGTGACATATTATAATTATAGATTAAACGGTGGCAATAGTTATTACATTAAAGCTATTGTAGAAAAATACAAAAGTCAATATGAAAGACAACAAAACCAGAAAAATATCGAGACAGCACAACATGATGCTTCGCTCAATATAATTAGCGTTGCGTTAGATGGTACAAAAGATACGATGGCTGTTTCAGGTGGTTATGGTAATAAGAAGCTTGCGGAATTTGGTAAACAGGTATCATATACTTGCTTGTCTCCAATATCAGAGGTAGTTAAAGGGACAGAGTTAGACTATCATAACACTATAGAAACAAAGCATAAAGCTTTTGAAGAAATGTCTTATGAAGAAAAGATTAAATTTGTAAATAAACAGATTGATGATTTGCTTGACTTTATTGAAAGAAATAAGCAAGCAAAATATGATAAATGGAGAAAGGAGATTGGTATATGACGAGAAAGAGATATATTAAACTTGTTATGTCACTTTTATACGGAAAAAATCAAGCTGTTGAACAAGCATGGTATATTAACTCTTTGATGAAAACGGATAAAAGGGTAACATATCAGGGGGCATGGAATGTGCTTGATGAATATGATGGCCATTATTATAAAGTTATGACAAATAAAAAGAATAAGGAGAAATTGTAATGTATTCTGATGATATTTTTGATGCCTTTTGTGGAGTAGATGATATTAAGTTTGCTCGTAAAGACCAGTGGGTTAAATTTCCTACCAAGCGTGACGAAGATGGATGCTACGATATTTATGCCAATATTGATAATAACTTTGTAATTCCACCACATACAAATAAGCTAGTTCCTACTGGTATATATAGTGTTTTCGACAGAAAATATCGCATTGCTATTCGTGAGCGTGGTTCTAACACAAAAGCAAATATGATTGTGATGGCAGGTCAAATTGACTCTGGGTATCGTGGAGAATGGTTTGTGTCTATTTATAATGGCAACGATAGAAATATTGTTTTGTCAAATTATGGTGATGAAGTTGTTTACAGCGAAGATGAAATTCGTGTTCCAACCTCAAAAGCTATCGCACAATTTGCTGTTGAATATGTTCCAGTTGTGAATCTTTCTGAAATCAGTATTGAAGAACTACAAAAGATTGATTCTGAACGTGGCATTGGTGCTCTTGGTAGTAGCAATAAATAAGTCTTGATTTTTAATTGAGACTTTGATATAATACTAATAAAGGAGGTCGATTCAAATGTTCGACGCAAAAGATAACAAAAATGAAACCCTAAAAACAAATGGTATGCTAAATTTACTTGATGGATTTGTTATCATCAATCTTGCAGAGGTAAGTTTGTCTGTTCTTGAACAAACCATTCTCATTCTTAAATCAATGAGACGAGAAGCAGACGATATGTCTAATGATGGCAAAGGTGGTTCTCGTCTCATTATTTCTGGTTATGTTGTTGATGACTGGATTGATGACTGTATGATGATTTATAACGCAAAACTTAATATCATGAAAGGTTGATTTTATGACTAAAATGAACGTATTCATTTCTCAACCGATGAATGGTAAGAAAACAGAGGAAATCGAGTATGAGCGCGAAGAGTTCGTCAAAGATTTAAAGAAATACATCGGTGAAGATATTAACATTCTTGATACTATTTTCCATTTTACAGAAGATATTCCGTCCCTTGTATATCTAGGTCGCTCTATTGAGACTCTTGCAAAGGCAGACCTAGCTGTGTTTATGGATGGATGGGAAAATGCTCGTGGATGCCGTATCGAACATCAGGCAGCAAAGGATTACGGCATTCCTACGCTTGAGCTAAATGGTTTTTGGTATCCTTGCACCTAAAATATAAAACGCCAAAAAAGAGAGACGTATCGAAACGATACGTCTCTCTTAATATTTACATTAAACTGTTAAAAGTTTTTTCCAAGTGGTTTTTTTCGCTGTTAGTTCACCATCAACCACACAGCCATGGTCTTTTTGGAATTGTTTTATAGCACTATCAAATTTAACACCAGCAATGCCGTCTGCGTTACCGCAATTATATCCTAGATAATTCAGATACTCTTGTAACGGTTTTACAACTGCGTGTCTATTATTTTTGGTTTTGCTAACAGTAATTGTCGCCGCAATTGTTTTAGGGCCAACAATACTGTCAGCTGTTACTCCTAAAGCAGACTGAATAACTTTTATATAATCATTCTTTGATTTTGTTCCTTTAATATTAGAATCATTAAAGAAAGATTCGTCAATAATCCTATCACAGTCTAATCTGCTAAAACCGGGAACCTTCATTGCGTTTTCACTTGAATATTGCCACAAGACGACATTCTTTTTGTAAGAATAATCAGGGCCATAATGAGCAACCCAAACAGGGTATGGCAACCGATTCATATCTAAGTTTGTCTTCAACCAGCTAGAAGAGGCGTAAATACCAGCCTTTTTGCCTGACGCAATAATAGTGTTGCAGAACCCCTTAGCCGCCGCTGTCCTAGATTCGATAGAAATTTTGTCTGCTCTTCCATTATGTCTTTCATTACTAAACTCGGAGTCAAACCAAATTCCTAGTGTAGCACCCTGATAATATTCGCTACGGATTATGGCATTTGCCTCTTCGATTCCCTCTTGCTTATTAATCGCCTGAGATAAAAAGTATAGGCCGTATGGAATCTTATATTGCTTGCATTTGAAAATATTATAATCAACACATTTGTCAAGCTTTATAGTACCACTACCATAACCACGATAACCAAAACGAATAATAATTCCTGTTAAATTTTCTTTGAAATATTTCCACTGAGAGTCGGTGATTTTCCCTTGAGCATAGGAGATGTCAATAATATTTTTCATTCAAATCACCTCGTTTCAAAAATAATACTTAGGCTTTTCTTCATGAAATAAAACGTGTCTTAGCCAATCATCTACAAAAATACAGATAATGGACAAGAAGAACCAAAGGGCAGTAAAAGGTAGACAAATTTGTCCCAGAAGATTAAATGGCACATTAGAGTAATCCCAAATATGTAACCCCAAGAATAGATTTAGAATTATACCAGCTACAAATTCACAACTCGTTACAATGAGAGACCCGGTTACAGCTTGTTTCCACAGCTTCATCTCCCAAGGGATATAGTTGTTCAATCCACCAATAATAACGAAGCAGAAGCCACCTAAAACCCCCATAGTCCAATGAGTATGACCACGCCACAATATTTCAATCCCGCAGTATGCTATACCACCAATTAGAAACAAAATTACAACTTTAAAAAGTTCCTTTAGTGATTTATCCATGACATCACCTTATTAGTATTTAATTTCGATGGCATTTAGTTCATCCTTTGTAGTACAACCTTTGATTTTAATTTCAAGCTCTTGCTGTGTTGAAACAAACGGCTTTACATAAGAGCCAATCGCAAGAGCAAGGGCGCACAGATTTTCATAAGTCCACTCGGTACATTCCTCGCCAGTAGAGTTCCAAGTGAGCTTAAACGCAGAACCAGCGGCAGCAGAAACTTGATACAGCGCCAGATTAGAGGTCAAAAGAGACTGCTTTTCTGATGTAACAGAATAGTACTTCCCGTCTAGCCATTTCATTGGGTTATTTGCTAGATAATCTTTTAGGGCTTGTTTGCTATAAGAAATCTTGCGTTCCTTTTGCTGTTCCAGCTGAGTTTTCAACTCTTCCTCTGTGAACAGAATATAGCGCTGGATGTCAACCTCTTCATCATAAGCGTCTTTGGCTTCTACTCCCTTGACATCAACAACCTTTTTTACGCTCTTACCACCATTTGGATAAGTTTTTAGAGTCTCGTAGTGATATTTCTCTTCGACCGCTTCAACAGCGTCATGATGGATAGTTTTCTTTTCGTTTTCAATGTGACCTTTTTCTAGGTCAGGATTTTCAATTAGTTTATCATTAATATCATAAATTTCCATGGAATTACTCCTTTCATTGTTTAAAACATTTTAACTAATATTATTTATGTAAATAATTGTATCTTTTTATCGACAGATGGAACGGAACCGGCTGAACTCTACGGAGGAACTTGGGAACAAATTAAAGATGCGTTTTTATTGGGTGCGGGTGATACCTATGCGGCAGAGAGTACGGGGGGCGAAGAAAAGCACACTTTGACTGAAAGTGAACTGCCAAATGTAACCGGTAGCGTTGATTTTCAATCAGACGGAAACAATCAAGGCATTGTGAGTGGAGCGCACGGCGTATTTACACTGGGCCAAATTTCATCGGGCGCTTTTCGGCCAAACAATAGAGTATCTGAGGAAGACATTGCTCGACAATTTAGAATGTCTTTTGGCTCTAACTTACCTCACAACAACATGCCCCCCTACTACTCCGTGTACATCTGGAAACGCATAGAGTAATTATTCGATTCTTTTCCATATATTAATATAATATGTCGCTGGTTGGACAGTGGTGGAATTGCCGTAGATGGGGTTGGAACGAGATGCGTCAAAAAATATTACATCGTCTTTGTAGAGACCACTGGCTTCTGTCATTGAATTATCTTTGTTGTCAAAAGCTTGAGGTAAATGTACAAATAGCTTACCATCTGCGCCTGTAATCGAACCGCCCACACCTGGGGAGCCAATCACGTGGGGTCTTGAGTTAAAATTGCCCGTAATATTCGGCAGTCCCGCATCTACCGTTGTGCCAGCGGGATGAGTAGTGGATGCACCCATTAAGGTTCTTTCTTCTGCAATTTTTTCCCATGTACCACCATATAATCCTGCTGGCTCAACATCAGATGTCGATAAAAAGATACTTCCAACGGGATGGACTGCTAGGAACACTTCTTGTTTATTGTAAAAGACAACATTACCATCTGTTCCAATGATAGAATCATGTAAAGTATTAATGCTGGTATCAATTTTTACAAAGTTACTGCTTGTATATCCAGCAATATCCTTGAGAAAGTCATATACAAGAACGTTAGAGTCTACATCAGGGTCATAAAGTTTTAATTTTAAATTGGTTGATTCGTTAGGCATATTTGTATCCTCCTAGTAATTAAATAAATTAGACAGTTTTCATTCTCGCGCTCGGGAGAATTTGCTTACGAATATTTATATAGTATATCGTCAAGGGTCATGTTATTATCTTTTATATCTTTAAATGTCAAATCATCTATTTCTTCTATCTTTTTTTTAGTTTTAACAACACCTTGGGTGATTCCGTGCATTGATAATAAAAGTTTGTTTTTATCACTGGAATTTGTCCCGTAATTGACCGTTAAGAGCCTGTCTGCGAGGGTTTTTTGAGATACCCTACTTACGGCCTCATCCTCATGAACAAGCTCTGCGACCGCGTATTTAGCCTTAGCAGCGAAAATAATCATTCCGTAATGCCAAATTAGGCCATCTATGGTGGTTTCGCCAGTTATTTGTTCAATAGTCATTCCAGAGATGTTTTTAATACGTTTATAAGACCTGTTTACTGGATAAGCATAATATACTTCTATTGCTTTTTCCATATTTGTTTTATGAATAAGCCTAGAAGCTATGGTTGTATATACAGTTCTAATTGCACCCGGGATGTCCGCTTTTGCAATAATTTTTGTCTTAAAAGGCGACCACACTTTGGTTAATCCAGAAGCGATTGCCTTTATTTTAAACCCGGCAAATAACCCAATTTCTTTGAAGATATCAAGAGCTGTTACAATAGTCGCCTTAAATTTAATAGGTTCATTTGTTTCGCCATAACAATAAGTTAGTGGCGCAGCAATTAAATTCCTATTTACTAACTTTGTAACCATTTTTATATATTCGTAAACAATCGCAAATTTTTCTGGTATATTATGACCGTAATTTACAATGAGCCTTAGAACTTCTGCCATTGCATAAACAATATTGATATCCAGAATTTTCACTCTGATAGGAGCTGTATAATCATTTGGTAGATAGGCTAAGATGGTATCTGTTTTTAAAACATCTTTTTCGTTTTTAACAACGACTGTTCCATTAGCCTGCTCCACTTTGACTAGTTTATATTCATAGGACAGGCCCATAAGGCTATTTCTGTCACATATTTTGATTTTAATTGGGGATACCATTTAACCGCCCCCTATATATTATTCTGCGTTTTCAAGAGAGAAAACAGCGCCACCAATTTTAATAATTAGCTGAGAATCAACGGTCATAACACGGGAGTTTACAAAAGTGCCCCAAATCTCACAAGTGCTGCCAGTCTGAGAACTAGAAAGGAAGAAATATGGAACGGTAATCTGAGAACCGCCAGTAATTTCGCTCATAGTAATTGCTGTTTTATTGGAAACATAGCTCAGGGGATATGTTGTGCTAAAAGTAGGCTCAGTAAAGTTGGTCTGATTGTTTGCAATAGCAGCACGAGTATAACCGGGATTGGTAGGCTCTGCGCCTACAGGAATCGCGCCATCGGTAATGGGTTGAGTAGATAGACCAAAATACCAAATTGTGGGGGAAGTAAATTCCTGACCACCAAAAATCTTAGCGTTAATCTTATTAGCAAATGCCTTAGAAATCATAATATAATCCTCCTATTTACATATCGTCAATTTTAAGTTTGAAAATCACAAAACCTTGAGCACGGCGAAATTCCTTCAAAGGTTGCCCGTCTCTAAAGTCGTAATATAAAGCAATTTGTTGCACATATTTTCCATAGATTAATTTGTTTGTGATAGACGAGTCTAGCCTTACATAGGCTGTATTTGTGGCATCATCAACTAGAATATCGCCAGCAGTTGGACTTGATGGGTCTGACTTCAACTCCACAAGGGGGTTTTGATATTGACCATAAGGGCACAAAGACCATTTTACATAGGTTCTATCTCCTTTATTTATTGTGATAACATCGTTATCGTAGTCAATAAATTGAAATGGTATAACGATTGTATCCCCGGCGAAAAATTCAATATCATCTATCTGTTGTACGAAATCCTTAAACTGTTTTGCCTCAATTCTCTCCAATATCATTCACCTCTTTTTTAACTCGTTGCGGTTTTGGTTTATTCGGAGAAACTGGAATAATCTCTGCGCTACTATTAGACTGTTCGTGAATCACATTTTCAGTCTGAGATTGCATTGCTTCTTCAAGTTTATTCTGAATAAGTGTTTGTATATCCTTCTCATAACTATCAACATCTTTTGCAAGCTGTTGCATTGCATCAAGACAGTTACCAAGTGTTTTAATATTCCCGTATCCTTGAACTGAAATTGCATTCAAGGCTTGATAGATTTTGTTAATTTGTACAATAATGTCTTCCTTATTCATGAAAAACTCCTTTTATCCATTTTAATTTAAAACCAGAATTGTGTATTCAACACCATCTATTGTTACGGTTTGTTTCCTGAACGTGTCAGAACTAGAAACTCCAAATTTCTCGTTAATTTGTTCTGTTGTAGAATAATTGTCTAATGTAGATTTAAGAACAAAATTATTATCTACTTCTATCTTAGAATAATAACTGTTCATTTCTGCATGAGTTTGGTAGCCCTTTAATACTTCTTGAGTATCTGCCCATGTCTTGTAATTATTTAATTCTGTTCTGTTTATATAGGTTGTAGCTAATACTTCGTTGTTATATTTTGAAACATATTCCTCCATTGTTCTTTGTTCAACAAGATATATGTTCGCATCATGAATATCTCTAAACATCCTGTCAAGGCTTCTAGCGGAATAATATTGCCAGATGCCACGCCATCCGTAAGAGTCTCTTTCTCCAACATAACCCAATATTTTATCGTATGGATTCTTAAAAATATTAAAAAACCAGTCTAGCCATTCCCAGAAATCACCCGGCGAGACATCCCCGCCTGGATTAACAATACCATTGCTACCAGATGGTGTTATATCTGGGCCGGGTGTAATCACAGGATTTCCTCCGATTGTAATACCAGATGATTCCACTCTTCCGTCAGCATTCAAACGAAATAACGGATGCCCGGCGCTGTCAACTTTAATAGAAGTCATAGTACCGGCAGCTCCGTCGATAATGTATCCTGTCGTCGCTCCATCCCCAACAATAATTTTACCACCAGTTATTGTTAAGTTGCCACTTTTATCTACGTTAAATACACCAATGTTTCCAGCGCCGGTTTTTTTAACGATACCAAATCCTGAATCTGGATTCATATTCATTGTAATAGTATCATTTTTAACCGTGAGACCTTCTTCGTTCATTGTAAACGTCTTATTGCTGTTGGAAATAATAAGATTATTACCCATTATTAAGCTACCAACAATTGAATCTGCAATCAACCCATAGGACTCTTTACCACCGACAAGCACCTTACCAAACACAGCCTTTGTTGTTGTCCAACCATCGTTGGTAAAACAAATTTTATTGTTTGAAATCCAAAGTTGTTCGGGAGAATAACCGTTTATATTGCCGTCTTCGTCAGACTTCTGCCTACCTTTGATACCATAACTACCAAAAGTAAATTCATTATCTTCCGTAGCTTTGATAGACTGATTAGCTAAATTTAAAGCAGTCTTCATGTAGCTTGTAACAGCATCAATTGTTCCATTTACAACAGGCTGAGATACAGCAGACAACAAAGAGCCAACACTAGATACGGCACTTGTGGTTTCGTTATGAAGCTCATTGAATGTATAAGTGTCGTTGGACAATCTAAATCTATTACCAAACTTCATTGTAAAGCTATCAGGGTCTTCGTAGTTGATTTCAATTTCTTGTAAATATGGATAGACCCAGTTACCGTCATCAAGCTCAACGTTAATAATACATCCAAATAAACTTCCGCTGTTTTTTTCAATTTGAATTAACTGGTCGATGAATGGCTTAAATTTTTCTATAAAGAAAAAGTTAGCACTTTCTAGTTCAAATGAAAAGCTTGGTTGGCTAACTACTTTTAGTTTTTCATAACCAGCGTCAACAAGTTGTCCTGCAACATAGATATCGTCCATGATTGTATCGTTTTGAGTAAGTTCTCCGACTTTCTTAACGCTAATATCGCCGCTAGAATCAATGACCTGAACCTTTGTTTCAGAACTGGAATAATCTTTTGTTTCCATGCTATCAGTAACAATAAATGTGTCGTCGCTAAAGCTTCCCTCAATAATATAAGGGTCAAGAGCTATCTTTTCTGCATCAGTAAAATGTTTATCGTAGGAATACTTGTCTACAATTTTATCTCTTTCAGATTGAATAAATTTAAGCTCTGTATTTAGGGCTTCAATTGCATACTTAGAAGCTCCACCGCTTGGATTTACGCTGTGATTTTCAACCTTAGCACTAACAATCTTACCAGTAGCCTGTACCGTAGAGGATGCTGGAATATTATAGTCTGGATTAATGGACTCCGTACTTTCAAAATCTGCTTTTCTTACAGAATATAGTCTGCCACCATTTTTTAGAATATTAAGATTCGTTTCACAAGCTTGTGTGTAATTTTTCCAATAGGTATATAATGTTACTGTATGCCTATCGTCTGTTGTATAAGTTTTAACGCCAGATAAGTCTAAGATTTCATAATCATTCCTTTTCGCTTCTCCGTATGTTACCCACCCCTGTTCTTCTTTAAATAAAAAACCGACCCATTTTGCATAAACAGGGATACTATCAACGTCAGGATAATCAGTATACTGACTCATATTCTGACTTGCAGCGTCATAATAAGACTGCATATCTGTTAATTCTGCTTGTTGGGTTAAAAGAAGTAGATTAAACTTCTTTTGTAATGCAGTCCAAGAACCATAAGAAGTAGAACTGGTATCGTAAATCGCTGTTTTGCAATCACGTTCCCACTCAAGAACTTTCTTTTTCAACGCATTGTCTGTAATCCATTCGTTATAATTCTCATAATAGTTAGTAGCGTTTTTGTCGAGTACACCAGTATAATAATCAAGGCAAAACAGTTTCTTAGTACCATTTGGATTAATTTTCGCAATAGTTAAATTTTCTGCACCTGATACATTGATTACCGTATAAACATCGTCAGATAGTTCACTTACCGTTGCATTTTTAATTAAGTTATCAAAAGACAACATAATATTTGTATTCTTAACAACTTCTGTTGTGTCATAAGCGTTTATCGTGAAGTTTTCATTATCAAATACAAACAATGCTTCGTAAGATTGTGAAACTTCATTCGTTAAGAATCCGTATAACCCCTTATCAGTTTCACTAAATGAACGAGATTTTGTCATCAAGGACGGACTAACATACCCAATGCTCCACAAAGGGACAACCTTAATAAGTTGATGTAATAAAGATTTTTCTGGCTGTTGCGCTCTGTAGAAAAAATAATTACTGGTGACAACGGTTGTGCTAGACGTATCATTAATGTTACCAGCGGTTGTAACAAATATCAAATTAACACCTTTGCTATTTAGTATATATTCCGCAGAATATGCAGTGATAGTTTTATTATGAACTTTATCCTCATAGGCTTCTTCATAATCTTGAATAACAAAATATCCAAACCCATCAATATGAAGCAATTTATTTTTAATAATTCTATCATAATATGGATTTACAACATCGTTCATTTTTTCATAAATTGTCATACTGACTTCTGAGCAAGAACCCCATTTAGGAGAAATTACTAAGTCTTTTACGTTTGCCAGTATTCCAATAGTTGTCTTGTTTGGATTACACAGTTCGATTGTTGGATATTCATATCGTTTATTTATATCAAAAGTAAATTTAATAGTAACTCCCTCCTAACCTCTTGGCATTTTGATAACTTAGATACATATAATCAGCTGTGCCGTATATAGAAAGAACAACTTGTCCCCTTGGAAACTTCAAAAATTTCTTGTTAAATTTAGAAAAAATATCAAATGATGGGTCGTCATTTAAAATAACAATACAATTTTTACTATCTAAATAAACGATATCATTTTTATTTAATCCGGCAAAATTGGTTGTGACATTATAATCCAAAGCTTTTTGAATAGCAGAGATAGGAATCTCATGCAATCTACAGTATACGGTACATTTGTTATATGTTTCATTATTTAGTAAAATAACATCTTTGTAATTAACCATATACTTCCCTTCGCTATAGTGTTTTACGTTGATGCTAAAATTGCCATTACTTGCCATGTGAAATCTAATCGTTGGCTTCATAAGCTCAAAGTCGTCTGAGTAATTGCTAAAAATAAAAGTATCAACCTTTGAAACATCTGGATTTAGTTTATATTTTTTGACAGTTTCAAACTCGTGTGCATAAGGTGCGTCACATTCAACGGTTGCGCTTATTCCACGATATCCGTCTGCATAAATTAAATCTTCTTTTATATGAATGACGCAATTATAATAAAACCTGTCAAAATTTTCAGCACAAATCTGCAACTCTTCATATCCAACAGGAGACGATAGCCAGTTTTTCAAATCGGTCAATCTATAAATATCGACAGCTTCTTCAAACACAATTTCAACATCAAATTTTAACGGGTCACTATACTCTGTATCAAGATATTGTTTATCTGGATTTCTGCGAATATTTGCCGTAATGAGCTGTTTATCTCCACCTGATGTTCTATTTGTATAGGAGTTGTCAATAAAGACAAGAGAAACATCAAACATTTCACTACTTACTCCATTAAAAATAAAAGGATATCCCATTAGCATATTATTTCACCACCTTTTATGCCGACTTACTAAGGACTCCTAGTAGTATCGGCTAATTAATTTAACAAAAAATTATATCGTTGCTGCTTTTATGTTCCTATATCCACCCATTCTGGTCTGAGTATTAATAGTTCTTAGAACAGAATTTACAATATTATTCGTAGCGTCTCTCAGCGCCCTTACAGTGCTTTCATCTGCGTCTCCTTTAATATTTATTGGCATAGAAATATTAATAGAAGAATCAGTTGTATTAGAAACGTTAGAATTACCCATAGAAGCTCTTGCAGATTTAACAGCAGAATCTACGGCGCTTCCAAATAGACTACCTGTAAATCTATTATTAGAAGCAGAGCTAGAAGCGCTGTTTGCCCATGTGGGAACAACTGCTTCACCCACTTTTAGAACAGATACAGTCTCATCATCTTTTAGCCCGAGCATTCTGTCTAATTCTGGATGTTCTTTCTTGACATAATCAGAGCCGCTATGGTGGAATCCTAAAAACTTCCCTACGCCTTTTATAACAGAGCCAATAGCGTTTCCAACTATACCAATTGGGCTGATATTCAATGCGGTGGTAGCAACCCTTTTTAATACAGAAGCATTTTCGTCTTGCCATACATTTCTGATATTTTTAAAACTCTGAATGCCACCAATAATACCAGTACCAATAGCAGCCACAGGCAGAGCGAGAGTTCCAACAGTGCTTGCAACAGAAGCAAGAGTACCGCCTACCCCGGCTAAACCACCAGCACCAGCCACACCAGCGGCAGCGGTTCCGGCACTACCAATACCTAATGCAGAACCTATTTTTCCAATTATACCGCCAATACCACTAACAACCTTCCTAGCGATTCCACCCAGACCTTTTAGTATCTGAACGCCACCTTGCGCGAGTTGATTTAAGATACCACCAGCTATATTCCCAAGATTTCCTAAAACACCTTGCCCGGTAGTACCCATCTGTAAGATAGAATTAATACCATTTTGAGACAACTTTGCAATAAACCCATTGCCAGAATTGCCAACAGAAATAATGCCAGCATTACTAACTCCGGTTATTTTCTGTATTCCTTTCGCCAAAGTGCTAATAACGCCATTGCTACTGTTTGCGGCTGCATTAAGTGCCTGTTTACCAAGATTTAAGACATTCTGTACAACACCACTAGTTTTTGTATCGACTTTTGTAATGGATTGCAGAGCATTTTTTGAAAAATCAGCAAAGGACTTGCTCATGGAATCAACATTGTTTTTAATACCACTAAAGTCAATTACACCTGATTCATTTTTGGTTAAAGCATTAGAAATAATTGTTTGAATATCTTTCTCGTTTTGTTGACCTTGCTTACCGATATTTAAAATATCGGTAATACTTCTTCCTTTTTCCCAACCAAGCCATTTGGCAGAACCGTATGCTTTATTCCAAGTATTGTTCATAGTAGTTTTTAGGCCGTCTCCAAACCAAGTATTCCATGCGTCTAACACTTTATACAAGGTTTGACCATCAAGACTATCAAGAAGGTTTGCCGCTAAATTCTTAAATATGTCACTACTAATGACTTTAATAAACCCATTGAATACATTTTGCGCTTTGCTTAGATTTTGTTCAAACTTATCCTGAGCAGCTTTGATAGCATCCTGTTGCTCTTTTAGTGCTTCTTTTTGTGCTTCAATATATTTCTTTTGTGCTTCAATATTCTTGTCATAAGCGTCTTTTTCTCTATCAAGAGCATTAACCTTAGTATCATAAGCTTGGTCTTTTTGATAGTCAGATAGGTCTTTTTCTTTCTGCGCACGTTCATCAAGAAGTTTTAAACGCTTAGCTTGAGCCTCCGCAGAATTGTCATATTGCAGCTCCATCAACTGAGCGTCGATATCTGCAATAGACTTATTCTTTTCGGCAAGCTCATCAGCATTGTCCATTTCTTCCTTTTGAAGTTTGAGCATTTCTTTTTGAGCATCTATCTTATCATCAAAAGCGTCCTTCTGGTTATCGAGATTGTCTGCAATTTTATCCAGATTATCCATCTGGGCATCAAGAGCGTCGATTTGCTTGTCATATTTCTTAGACAATTTGCCAATAAGACTAAATACAATATCGCCAGCCTTTTGGAACAAATCAATAGCTGTTTCAATCATATTGACTGTCATTTTTTGTAGAGATTCAATATTTTTTACAGCGTCTTCATACTCTTGCTCACGGGCTTTAGAGAGTTTGTCCATCTCGCTAAGAGCATTCTTAGATAGTTTTTGATAAGCCTCATCTATAGTTCCAGCCTGTTTCTTCCAAAGAGTAGTTAAATTTTCAATCGCTTCTTCGTCGGACATTTTACTAATATCCAAGTTGAAAGAATCAGCTAAAACTTGCCTTGCTTTTGGATTTTTTATTACTTCTTTTAAGAGATTATTGTAATCATCTGTATATTTCTGAATAACAGTTGGGTCGTCCCAGTCTTGTTGTTCAGAATATAGTTCTACGATGCTCTTTAGGTTTTTAATTTTTTCTTTGATTGCGTTCTCAAAGTCTTTTGCAGCTTTGTCAGCGGCAGTTTTCCCAGAAGACTTGCCTTTTGAGGGTGTATAAGTTAGTCCAGCTTCTTGTAATTTTGTTAAAGCATCTAATTGTTCTTGTAAATCGTCCTGAGTCTCTTGCGCTTGTTTTCCTTGTTGTTCAAGATAGTATTTTGTTTTTTGCTGTCCACGATATGTGTCTAAATCTGTCGCAGAGACTTTTTCTCCTGCCTCTATTCTTTTTTTAATAAGCTTACCAAGAGCAATCATTTCTTGGTTTATTGCTTCTATTCTTTTTTTTGTTTCATCAATCACAGACTGCGTTTGTGTTATTTGTTGTTTTTTTGTTTCAATAGCTGTATCAAAATAACCATTTGATAAATCTTGAAGAGAATCAATATTTATTCTGATGTGACCGTTTTCTACAGTAAGCGCATTAACAAGAGACGGCTCTTGCTCAATTAGTTTCTGAACTGTGGCGACACTAAGTTCGCCCTTTTCTTTCATTTCACTATACGCCGTATTTAGAATCTCTTGTTTCTCTGTGACACTTGCAACGGTAGAAATGTAATCCTTCATTGCCTCGTCTTGAGTAACAAGAGCATTTGTTGCCTCAGTAGTCCAATCTGCAACTTGTTCGGAAGTTAATTCAAATATCGCTTGATTAACTTGCCCGTACATCTGCTGGAACTTCATAAGGAGTTCTTGTGTTAAATTGTCAATGTTTAAGTCATTGACATCAATATTCATAGCTTGCGCCCAAGCTGCCTTTACTGAATCATCAGAATTTAGAATTTGTTGTGCAAATTTATTTGCATACGCTTCTGCTGTTTTTTGCCCAGCTTCCCCACCGTCTTGGACAGCCTTTTGTAACTTATCAGAAATACCAGAAGTGTCAATTAAATTTTGTACTTTAAGTGTTTCAAAATTAGACGGGTCAAGTGCTAGGCTAACCGTGTCAAGTTGCTCTTGGAGCATCTTATACACGTCAGAACTGGTATCTCCAAGATTTTGTAAAGTTTGCATATCTTGAAGAATTGTTAATTTCTGATTTTGTAAAGCAAGCGTTTGGGAATCCATTTGAGAATTAAGTTGTTGTAGCCTATCTGTATAATTCTCATCTGTCTTATCAAGATTTTGTTTCTCTTTATTTAATTGTGCAATATTGGCAAGGAGTTGATTAACGCTTGCCGATTCTGTATCATAAAGTCTTGGTGCAATACCTACAAAAGAAGACTGATATTCTTCAACAGACTTATTATCGCCATATCTTGATTTAATCTCTTCCTGAGTTTTTTCTTTTGATACGGCTTTATTCGCCTCATTAACATCATTTTGCGTTTTCTGAATTTCTTTTAGAACATCAAGTTGCTCTTGGAGGTTCTCTTTTTGTTGCTCATCTGCTAGAGTTAAAGTACCTTTAGAGTTGATTTCTGAGATTTGTTTGTTAATCTCAGTTATTTTATTATTTGTCTCATCAAGGCTCTGTTGGCTCTCTTGCAAGGCTTCGTTCGCTTTTTTGACTTGTGCCTCTGGTTGAGCATCTTTCCAAGCGTTCCATGCAACTTTCGCAACAGCTCCAATGGCGGTAATGGCTGCTACTACACCCCATATTGGTACTGCGACAGAACCTATTGTAAATAATGTTGTATTTAGCGCCCCAATCGCACTTGTGGCAGTTGTCGCAAGACTTGGAAGTTGCCCAATTAAATTGGAGGTCTCCCATATATTTTTAAGTATATTACCTGCGAAAGCTGTTGCAAGTGCAACACCCATAGCCTTAATTAGTGGACTTAAAACTGGAATTTTATTTAGTAGAATATTTAGAATTTCTACGACTTTTGACAAACCGTCGTATGCTAATGCAAGGGTTCTATCAAGGTTAGAATCCTGTGCAAATTGTTGAACACTTGCGGTTAATCTATTTTGTGCAGCTTCAAGAGATTCGTTGTAAACCGTCATCTTTTCAGCGGCAACACCGTTTGCATTTTCTGCAACACTAGTCGCTTCTAGGACGCGGTTGTAGTCTTCCATAGCGGCAATAAATACGTTTCTCTGTCTTGTTTTGTTATTTATTTCACAAAGTTGCTATCTTTGTATATTATGTTATATCGACTAATAATTTAAAGCTATGTTTATCTACGAAATCAAGAAACTGTTCTTTTGTATTATTTCCGAATCCATATTCTTTATGAAACATCGTATGAATTTCTTTTGTCAAACAAACTCCGTGTCCATACTCTCGCTGTTTCTTATCAAATAAGTCAAGAATCTCTCCAAGATATTCCTCGTCATACATTTCGGGAGAAGCGTTTGGTTCAAGAGGAATAATATCTGCGACTTCTTTTATAATGAGATTCGCAGAATAAAGATGATGAACGTCGTCAAATTCTTCTCCTGTGATTACGCATTTATGATTACAATATGCAATACTTTCGTCTCTCCAACCGGGTGTGCTTTTACGACAAAATTCAGCAATACTTTTATATCCTTGTCCTAAGATTGGTTCAGAACGTTTCCATCCGTAAGACAAACGCTTCTCCTTTACGACTCTCCAATGATGGCCGAGAATTTCTCCGATTTCAAAATCTGACATTTTAAGATAGTTGTTTCTTATAAAAGCAATATCTTCCTCTGTGAATCTATTGCTTTTATATAAATTAAGTTTTTGAGATTCGTTGATTATAGCATTCTTTGTTCTTCCAAATATTTTACAAAGTTCTTTATTGTCTGTGTTTGGATATAATTTGATAAATTTCTCTATTTCTTCTTGTGTCCAAGGTTTTGATTTTAGAACCTTAGTTCTCCCATTTTTCTAATAATGGCATCTTTGGATTTATTTGGTAAATGCAATCTCGGAATGTCTTCTAGTCTTGTCGTTAGATAAACACCTCTAAGAATTTCAACCTCTTCGTCAGACCATTCAATCTTTTTATTCGGGCTATTCCTTACGATTCCAAGTTTACTTGCTTTGGTAATAATATTTCCTTTTTCTCTATGAATAAAAGATAAAATATTATCCCATGAATCATTAGGGTAATGCTCTTTTAATAATTGAATTTCTTCGTCTGTCCATCTGATTACTTTTCCCATTTATAACCTCAATATAACATAAAAATGCTCATGCTTTTACATGAGAATAGACTATATCTTGCATATCTATGATATGCCGTACCATTTCGATTTAAGGGGTTTTCACCCACGCAGCAGCGAATTGCGCCCTACTCCTATTGCGTTAATTTAACGCTAATTGGATAGTCGTTGAGCCTTCAACTATTTTCATAGTTGCTTGGTTGCGGGTTGCCCAATTCTTGACTATTTTACTATACTTGGATTGATTACTTCCAACCATTATTATATCACTATAATAACTTAGTTGTCAAGACTCTAAAGGGGTTTCCCGTCAATTAAGTACGTTTTACGCCAGCACTTATCGAACCGGCGACCACATAAGCCAACTGGTTTTGTTCAAGGGTGCTCATGTTATTCCATTTTGCACCAATTTCATCCAAAACCGTGCCAATTTCACGCATTTTACCGTTTGTATCAACTAGGGTAATTCCGTATTTGGATAGAACTTTATCTGCATCATTGATTGTGTGGGTTATACCTTGCTCATCAACGAGGTCATCCAAATCTACTTTTGCCGTGATTTTTGATATACGCGAGATGATACTCTGCCAAGCAGACCCAATAACTTCTGGTGCTTGTCGAGTCTTTTCCTCAGAAATAGTAATTAGACCAATTAGTTTATCAAGCCCTACCCCTGCTTGTCCAGCAGAACTAGCGACTTTCTGTAATGCCGTAGAGATTTCGCCTGTGCTGGCAGCGTAGGAAAGGTCTACTTGCACAAGTTTATCTACGATTTTGCTTGTATCGTCTACAGCTACATTATAGGATTTTGTAATCTTTGTATTGACGGCAGTTCGTTACCCTGTCGTTGTTATTTATAGAATTTTTCTCCTGTGTCAATATTTATTCCATAATAGACACAATTTGATTCTTTTAGCTTTGTAAATGCTTCATTCTTAATTTTATATAAATAATTATCATTTGGAAGTTTGTCTGTCTTTGAAATTATTTCAAATTCTTTATAATCATTATCAAGAAAGACCTTTCTTCTCAACTCTTCGTGTTCATCAAATTCTTCTTGCGTCATTTTGTTGTATGTTACACGAATATTATGCCCAGAACCAGAATATTCGATATAAATATGTTCGTCTTCAAACAAAATATCCGCTAAATATCCGAACATTGGAGCATTTATTTCACCGCCATATAACTTCCATAAATAAATTTGTTCAGAAGAAGTCATTGCTCCATTAATGCCATATCTTTCATCTCTTGTTTTTAAGGCACGATTTCTAATTTCTTCATTTTGCATTGGATATTCAGTCCCATATCTTTCAAGAGTTGTTGCTTTTGCCTTTTGCATAATTTCTTCTTTCAATAACGGATTCTCAACGCCATATTTTTCTAAACAAGTATTTTTAATCTTATTCTTTATTTGTTCCGATTGCATTGGATGATTACAACCATATTTTTTCTGCATTGTTTCAAGCGTTTTCTTGTGTACTTCATCTGACTGTAACCCACATACACTTCCATATTTTTCAAGATTTGTTGCAACCACTTTTTCTCGCACAAAATCTAATTGAGAGACATATTCTTTTCCATATTTAAACATAACAGATTCTTTTCTCTTCTGATTGATACAATCTTGGTTACTGCAACAATCTTTTGGATAATTTTTTCTGTGGGTTGCGTAAGAATAATATGCGACAGTGTAATTTGCTCCACAATAATCACATACTACATTAACACTACATCTTGCCCATCTTGATACATCAGAAATATTTACTTGAATATACTCATTTATTTTAGCGTCATATCCCAATCTTTTGTATCTTTTGACATTAGAACCAGTACATAAAATTGATACCATTTTAGAAACTAATATACAAAACACCACCTTAGATATACATAACTCTATAAATAACACTCGCACTTTCATGCGAGAATAGACTATATCTTCATCTTCATAAAGAAGAGTTTCCCATTTCGATTTAAAGGGATTTCACCTACGCTTAACGATTTGCGCCCTACTTCTATTGCATCTTTTGAATGCCACGGAATAGTCGTTGAACCTTATCCTTAAATATTGTATCATAAATTATTTTGATAGTAAGGAGTTTTAATAAATATTTAAGAATCTTGGCTGCGGATTATCCAATCTTTAACTATTTTACTATACTGAGGTAATTATTCTCACCGCCATCTATATTTCTATGATGGTTTAGTTGTTAAAGCTCTAAGGAATTTCCCGTCAATTAAAGAAATAAATTATTGTATATATCACTATATACCCTGCCTAAAATCAAGCAGTGAGTTGGTCAGTCGCCTCGCTTGCGTCCAATTGACCAACAACAGCCAACGTAGTTGACTGCTTTAGCATCTCCATTGCTTCTTGAGCATTATAACCCTGTCTTCAATTTGTTACTCTTAATAATCGCCACTTATCAAAAGATTCCATATAGGATTTTCTATGTATTTCTACATAAGTTCTGACTATATCTTTACCATAAAGGTATCTCCCGTTTCAGAGCACTTGCCCTTACAATTAGTCGATGAACCTTACTCTTAAATATTATATCATATCTATTAAAATATTTCAATAGCTTTATTATAAATATTTAAGAATCTTGGCTGCTGATTATCCAATCTTCGATTATTTTACCATGCCTGAATGATTAGTTCAGCCATTATTATATCACTATAATAACTTGGTTATCAAAGCTCTAAGGACTTTCCAGCAATTAGAGAGATTTTACTTGACCTAGACATTTAAGCCAAGCATCTGCACCTTCTGCAACTGTGGTCGTAGTAGTACCAAGTTGCTTTGCCAATTTAGTATAACTATCAGCCAATGCCACAGTATCTTCATAGCTACCCATTGTAACCATACGAACCTGTGTCATGGCTTCGTTCATATCATAAATTGCAGATGTAAATTCGCTAGTGATTTTGTTGATGGCTTCCATAGCCACCTGATATTTAATAAAATTTTCTACACTAGACTGAATAGATTGTGATAGAGAATTTTGAGAATTAGCGCTATCCTCTGACCTAGCTTTGTGAACAGCCAAGCTATCAGAAGCTTCTTGGCATTTTTTACTTTCTTTCTCGTAAGCTTCCGAGTTGCCATTGACAATCTTTGAGTTTTGTGTTATTTTAACGCTAGTATCTGTTACAGTAGCGCCATAACCTTCTAGTTTTGTCTTTGCTGTCTCATATTGTTGCGCAAGAACCTTATACTCTTGAGTATCAGTCTTTCCCTGACTCTCAAGTTCATTCATTCTTTTACGAGTAGATACTAGTTTATTTAACGCGCTTTCAAAATCTTTAATTGCAGCTTGCTGTGCTTTTGCGGCTGTTGTATCCCCCATTTGAGCGTTTACTTTTGTTATATCAACAGTCGCTTCTTTTGTTGCTTTATCTAATTCTTCATAAGCCGTTTGATTTTGCTGAACAATTTTAGACTGTTTTGTAATAGAAACACTTGTCGCATCTACAGTAGCGCCATAACCTTCTAGTGTAGATTTCGCGGCTTGGTATTGCGCAAGAGCAACTTGAAATTCATCTGTGTCTCCTTTGCCTTGCGCCCACAGAGAATCTATCTTTTTTTGCGCTTCAACAAGCCCGTCTAGCGCTTCTTTAAAATTCTTTATCTCGTTGGCCTGCTTCTGATACTCTTCGTCCATAGCAGATTGCTTTTGTTGTAACTCATTTACTTTTGTAAGCCTATCTGCTACTTCTTGCCATAGTTGTGGGACTTGCCCCATATTGCCATATTTTTGTGTGAAATCTGTTTCCGCTAAATTTCTTTCTTCTACAGCTGTTTTATATACGGCATTATAGTAATCTTCTATGATTTTGTTGCCAGTTTTTTGAGACTGCTGTAGTTTTGTATATGCCTCGTCTTCTTTTTGAATTAAATTTACGAGAGTTTGTATATCTTTTAATTGCTCTGAATTTGTGTATGTGTCGCCAGATGACCTCAATTGCGCATATTTTTCTGAGATTTGCGCAGCTTTTTGTAGGTCTGTACCAGCTTTATTTAATTCAAGAGATTCTGCTATATCTACAGCATCTTTTATATTTTGTTTTAGCGTCACGATGGTTCCGTTTGCATCCTTAAAAGAAGATGTAATATCTGTGCCAGCGCGTTTTATGCTACCGCCAAGACTCTCGACAAGTTTAATCACTTGTCCAAGGTTGTCTTTTTCAAACCCAGCTGGGAGCTGAAATCCACTTCCCATCGCTTGGCTAATTTGATTAGATATTTTTTCTGCAACTTTTTTTAATTTTGTTTCTAACAGCTTATAGCTATCATCTACACCTTGAGTGTCAAACTCGGGTGTAATTAGAAAACTAAATAAATCACTTTGAGATTGTGCCATTTACCCACCTCCTTATTTCTTATGTCTCTTTGTATCTCTGCTAACAGAAAGACCGCCAGCAACACGATGTTTAATGGTAGTATCTTTGAAATACTTCTTCATATAAGCTGCAATCTCTTGTCTTGCTCTGCCAGTAAGAAGTTGGGAAAGTTCTTTATTAATTCCTTCTCCAATTCCATCTGTTCTAGGGTTGCCGTATGGTGAGTTCCAAGTACCATCCATTATGTAGTCATACAATCCCTCTGTAAATTTCTTATTATCGAAACCGTTGTGAGCATCAAATTGTGGAGTTTGACCGGGACTATATGGACGAATGACACGTTTGAGTTTGTCCCAATCGCAGTAAATTCTAATTTGATTTGGTGTACCATGTTTGTCAATGATAGTATAACTAATAGTTGCTAGAAAACCGCCTTGTTCTGCTAATCTTTCATAATAAGGAGATTCAGAAGTATCATCGTAAAAATACTTTTTTATATATTCCTTAATTTTTTTGACTCCTTCTTGAGCAATCGTCATCAGGATATTCTTAGCGGCTCTTTCATAATCATCAGCAAAATTGTCATTAATTTTATCAATTTTATTCCAAATCGCTACTTGAAGCTTTCTGTTATCAACTGACGGCTTCGCCATTTGTATCACCTTCCGGTTTAGAATACTTCTCCTTTAATTTCTTATCTGCTTCTTCCATAGCAGACTTACGCATACCGTCCATTAGTTCCTTAACGGCAGGGTTGGAATATGCCATTACATCTTCTAGGAAGGCTTTATTCTTCTTAGTATTTAGCTTCTTAAATACCTTATCAAGAGCATCAATCTTATCCTGAGTAATATTATTGTCAATAGCACACTTGATAATATTCATAGTATTAATTTCGTTGATACCAGAAGCCTTTTCAAAAGCATCCATAAATTTAACGCAATCATTACCAATGGCTAGTTTTAGATAACGGTCAAATTCAGTTTCTACCATAATATCATAATACTCAGGAGACTTATCTTCCTTTGCCACTCCAATATCGGTATATTTAAGAAGAATATCAAACAAGACGTGCATATCATAACGCATAAATACAAGTTCAATATCTAGTTTATTGTTTAGAATCTCAGCAATCTCTTCTGAGAAAATTTCATTAATCTTGTGGATATAAGCGTACTTATTACCAATAGAAATATAATTAGTAATATTGATATTCTCAAAGAGCCAACTGTCAAGAGCCTCTTTGTCAATCAGCTTGCTTTTGTATTGGTTTAGTTTATCAATAACAGTCTTTAGTGTCATAATTTCAACTCCTTTAATCCCTTAAATATCATTCAGAGTACCAGTTTTAATATCTTGCTTAATACCATTCTCGTCAAAATAATCACCAAGTGTGTCAGCGGTGTCTAAATCGCAATAAGTTGCGCACATAGCCCCTCCTGACCCAGCTTCCCAGCCCACAAGAGCAATAATAACATCATCTGGCAGTTTAGATTCTTTCATCATAGTAACGTAACGATGCCTACAGCAGTGACTATAGAAATCCGTATTCATAAAGGCTGAGATTGTTCTGCAAATACTATCTGCTGTTGAAATACTTGCTTGACGATAAGTGTCATCATCATTTTTCACAATAAACAACCATTCGCTTTCGATATTATTTTCTTTACGATATTTCATCCACATCTCATAATATGGTTTAAATGACTTAATAAAGGTAAACTTATAGAGCAACTTGCCCTGTTTACCATGCCCTTTAGTACGAATCTGTTCAGGTGTTTTCCACATACAGCCATAAACAATATTTTCATCAGTAAACCAGTTTACCTTAAACTGAATAAGCTCTGCTTTTCTCGCACCGCAACTAACGGCAAGTGCAAGATAACAAGCAGCCTGATATCGTTTAGCAGCGACTAGTTTATCAAGACAATCTTGAATCTGCTCTTCACTCATAACAGTCTTTTCACGAACAGTCTGCTTTACAGGAGTTTCTAGCTTAACAACAATATTTCTAAAATCAGGAAACTCATCATCAAGAACATTTTCAATATAATCTGACATAGAAGATAGAGATGATTTAATAGTAGAGATTCTATTACTAGACCATCCCATTTCTGTAATTGCATAATTAAAGAAACTAACAAGTTGCCGCTTCTTCAAATCCACAAAGAACGTGTCTTTATTATGCAAATAATTCCAACAGAAGAACAGACGAATCATTTGTTCATATTGATAAATCGTCTGTGGAGAACGACCGCCAGTAGTCTTATATGCAAGATAATCTTTCAACAAGTTCTTATTGTCTTCATTAACCTTTGCCCAGATTTCTTCTGTATAAATTCTATTATATACAGTTCTTCTTCCCAATTTCGTCACTTCCAATCTTATCTAATAACTTTGCTACATCGTAGCTATAATATTTTTTCTTTAATTTTCTATCTATTTGAACAGCACCATACGCAATACAGTCCTGAATATTTATTGAAACTTTAGCTGATTCTTCTTTAAATTTATTGAAATCTTTGATGCTCAAGAAATAAATTCCATCATTTCTAAAGTCTAACACAAAACCACATATACAATTACAATACTTATTATACTCAGTAAGAGCTTGAATTTGATGCCAATGAATTTCTCGTTTAGTAGGATTTTCTTTCGTTGGTTTCTCACGTTCAAAAGAAAAACTTTTCTTGTCTGTTGATTTTAGTTCCAGACAATACATACAAGGAGTTTTGAACAAGATAAAGTCAAACGGAGATTTCATAGAAAATCTTGTTGACCTACTATCTTGTCCAAAACCACTTGCGCTATCGTGCAGTCTAATTACTGCCACATCTTTAGGAATACTCTCTTTGAACTTTTGTTCAAAAATCTTTCCAACATTCATCAATGTTAATCTCCGGCTTCCTGCCATTTTCAGTAAAGAAATATTCATTATGGTTGCTCTTAACAACATTATTCAGCGTCAAATCCCAATATGGCGCTTCATCTGGGACAATAGTTCTTGACAGGCAATAGTTAATTGTGCTATACTTTTCGAGACGATACATTGGGTCTGGCAGACTGAAACAATATTGTTGATATATGATAATAAACCGCAACATAATGTTCTTGTTTACTTGTAAATATTCAACCAGACTATCGCAATCGAATGTAAGTGTGAAGCTGTTTTCTTCATTATCAATCGTATGATACAACGATTTTACATTTGCAATTTCGGAATCAAATACACCAATTAGTTGCTCGTGAGTAACATCTTTGATATACATTTTGAAACATTTATCCATATTTTTATCCCTTTCAATCCAAAATCCTGTAAACAGCCACAACCCACCCTTAAAAATCCCCGTGTTTACAGCATTTTATTTAGCAATAAAATTTCACTTTTATAGAATAGCATCTAAAAATAAAAATGAGCTAAAAATCCATAAATATACGGATAAATAACCCATTTTCGAGTATTTTACAATTTAAGGCTTAATTTCATGCTTTGGTCTTTCTGTTTCAGTCTTTTTTGTAGCAGGAGCGCGACTAGAAGTTTTGGCTTTTTTCTCGTTTAATTCAGACACATATTTATTAATTGTTTTCATTTCGTCACAAGGAATAACGAAATATCTGAAATCGTCTGGTGTACGAGTTACGCCATCATGGCAGTCAAATTTTCCAAGTTCTAGGTCATAACCAATAATATCTACAAAGATATCTGTTCCTGCTAATTTTCCTCTTAGTAAAGTCTTCATTTCTTCTCCTTCTACAATTATTGGCTGGAAGCTCCCATTGTTCATTACACTTCTGCGAAAACATTCTTGTGAACAATAAGAGTTCTTATATGACCCAGCAGAAATGCAAGATGAACAAACATAATAGGAGCGTCCGCAACAAGCACATATTCTATTATGTTTCATTTCTTACACCCAATTTAACATGGGGTTACTTATTAAAAGCATCCCCTATTTTGCCCTTCTGATTATCAAGCTCTTCAACAGCACCCTCAATCAAAGCGTCAATAATTTCATTGTCTTGAATACCAACTTTTGCAAGTATATCTTTTACCCATTGTTTTTTTGTTTCTTTTGGAATCTTTTTTGTATCTGCCATTTTTTCAGCTGCGGCTACAAAAAATTTCACAACCCGATATAAGCCTATTTGCTTTAAAATGGTAACAAATCGAGGAATAATTGCGACACACAGATAGGTAACAAACGCAGAGATAACAATTCTAGTCAAATTGATAATAATAGGGGTTAAAAATTCCATCATAACAAATCTCTCCTTTCATTACGTTATTGAATCGACACGGTTGAGCTATGACCGTCTCCATAAGTAATTTTAATAGCATTAGCACCAGATGATTCAATATTTGCAATATAGGTAGATGTAATGGTTTGTCCATTAGAATCTCTGTTCGCCCTTTCCGCTATTGTATCACTACCGGTAATGATGGCTGTGTACTGAGCGCTGTGAAGTTCATTTCCGGCCTCAGATATTGATTTATAACATTCCATAGAGTTCCTTTTCGTATCTTCCGCAGTATCATCAACCTCTTCTGAATCAACAAGAACCCATGTTCTCTTAATGAATCCGCGAGACTCAGATGCAAATGCTCTGATTGTGGTGGAAGCGTAAGAAGATTCAATTTTTACAAACACGTCCGCGTATGTTGCATTAATTGTATCGTCAACTGCAATTTGAACAAAGTCTGTAGTTAGATTATTTCTGGCAAGCCATTTTACTTCTACGCCAGACCTAGCACCAGTACCATTGGTTCTCATTGCAATTCTACAAATTCCAAAACCACCGCCAAGATAGCCCTGAGAAATATATAGTGTTGTTGACCAATCTTTGTAATTCTCTGATGTTAAGTCTATTCTTGCAATACGATGATATGGATAATTATTTCGATTTCCAACCTTTGCATTACAAGCATAAAAACCTACCTCTGCCTCTGAATCATTGCTTCCATCATATTTGTAATTTAACATAACGTCAGTGCCGCCATTTACAGTTCTCTCTTGTGACAATTTTAATGCCGATGTTGCTGTGTTAGCATTCCCACTAAAACCATCTTTGCTAATCACAAAATGCTTGTCTTCTAAGTCGATACTTAGTTCATGTGAACCTGTTTTACTATACATAACAACGCCATTATCGTGACCGCCGTCAAAATGGATTTTGTTTTCTTGATACAGCATGATAGCTGTATCAGAAACGCCAAAATTATTATTTAACATAATGCAGTCAGAAGCAGATAGAGTCAATGTATTTTCTTCTGGGCTAAATATAGACACAAACCCATTATTCCCGCTTTCAAATTTAAGCATGGAGAACTTTCCAGATGTTGAATCTGGATTTGATAGCGTCAGTCCGTTTTTGTCAATCTTTGCAACGCCGTTTATACTGTCGCCGTCAACAACATTCCAAGAAAAAAGTCCACCATCTTCAACAGTAAAATCTTGGTATGGTGTTCCATTCATATAACCAGAGCTAATTGCGCTCGTCATTTCAGGAACTCCATTGGCTATGCTATAAATCGTAAGACCACCGTATGGAGAGCCAGAACCATCTTCGTTTACAAGCTCAACAGATATATTGTTGTGTTTGTTCTCTAAAGACAAATAACTCGGATTCGCCACAAAGTATGTAGACCCATCTGTACTAAATTGTACGTTTTTATCACTGTAGACCTCTAAATTCCCGTTATGGTTTTTACCTATTTTGGCAGATTTTGAATCTTTATCGAATATGACGGAACTGTCTTTAAAGGTAACGTCACCCGTAATATTACCGCCAGTAAGTGGAAGATAGGTATTTTCCGCATCTGTTTTTCGGAGGAATAAAGTGTTGATTAGCGCGGCCATAATTTTGCCATGACCAACATTTATTTTTTTACTTACATCATAAGCCATAAAATCCTCCTTTCTCTATAATTTAAATAATAAAAAATATAGGTAATGCGTTTGCATTACCTATATTTAAGTTAACAAAAATTACTCTTCATCTGTATCAATAATGATAGAGTAAAGGTCATTAGAAGCACATCCGGCAACAAATTCCATAGAGATGTTCTGAACTGCGGGGTCGCCATCTGCGGTAATTTCCCAGTTCCAGTTACCATCAATCTGAACAGTGCCATGAATGATACAGGGATATAGAGTACCATCACAGTTATCAGCAACAAGACCGTAAGCGGTTACTAGAGCAGTATCCGGCATAGTGTCTGTTTTGATGTCGATTCGCTGTGCGGTAGAAGCGGACTTTACAGTATAAGCCATAGTGAGCTTAACAGCTCCATCTCCAATTAGCTTTGCTGCTGCACCAGAATTAAGGGCGATAGACGCAGGAGTCTCATCCTCACCTACGGTAACGGTGAACTTGCCGTCAGAAACAGCGCTATCCTCTTGTAGCTCGCTTAGATAATCTCCGCTTGCAGAAGTTGCATAAATAACGCCAATATACTTAGTAGCGCCAGTCTCTTTGACAGGCTTTAAAGGTAGATTGTAGCTCTCTGTGCCGCTAGTTAGGTCAACCTGAACGTATTTACGATAAGTGGTTTCTCCCAGAGTAACATCGACACCATTTTGAGCGGCAATAACTTCGGTATTCCAAGTTGCACTCTCAACGGTAAATGTTGCCCGTTTGCTATGACTAAAGCCTCTTCCGATATATACATTGCCACGACCACCAGTAGGATAAGTCATTTCAACGGTGTTCTCTAGGGTAGTGGTCTTGCAATGCTTTAGATAACCGATAATAGAATTATCGGAGGGACGCTGCATTAGAATTTCAAAAATCTGTTGTACAGAAAAATTCTTAGGGGTTTTCTTAACTGCCATAACCCTTTTCCTCCTTAAATTAATTATTCATTATTTCTAATAATAGAACTCCAATGAATCTTTTCAAGATTAATTGGGTTTTTCTTTGTGTCGATGCACCCAGAGTGTAAAGCATCCATTGTATTTCTATAATTATCGACCTTGACATATCTAAAATATGAATCATAAATTACATATATAGGTATATTAGGTAACTCATCATAAGAAAATATTTTAAAAGTTACGAGACAAGATAAAATACTTTGAAAATTTATCTCATCTTTGTCCATATTTTTATTTTTCCTTGCCTCGTATTCTCTTTCTTCGTAATTTCTTTGTAAGATTATTTTCTTTGTTTTTTTAGTTCCACCTTTAAGAAATTTATATTCTGGATTTATCCAATTTACTTTTCTTAAATATTCAACAATCATATAATAGGTTTGCTCGTTAAATTTAACAGAGCCTTGTTCTATATATAATTTATCATCTTCATACTTAGCACTCAGAAGAAATATTTGTGTTGTTTCACCAACTGTTCTGCCTAATACAATCCATTTACCATTTAAATTCAAAAAGTAGTTAAGCGCATTAGACATATCATTATTGATAACAACACACTCTTCATCCATTTCTGAAACGACTTCTCCGTCTCTAATAAAAACATTATTTGATGTGCTATCTGCCAGACATTCTTGAATGAAAAACTCGTATTCACTTTTGATATCTTCATACCATATCTTATTTTCCACCCACAGGATATCAGCAATATCTTTAGATTGAGTTGTAATAAGAGTTAAGTTTTTCATGTATTCACTATAAGCATCTTTTTCACCAACGTCGTTAAGTAGCTTATCAAGTTTTGGGTGTTCTACATATACGTTTTCTGCTAATTTTAGCGGTCTCCCGCAATACAGTTGTAAAGCGTTCAATTTCTCAGTGTAAATTTAGGTAATAGATTTGTAGAACCACCATCACAACCAATTGTGCTATTTAGTGTTAGTTGATATTGAAGTTGTAAACCATTAAAATAACCATTATAGAAACGGCGTTGAAATCCTATTAAACTCATACGCCCGGGAGAAAAGTCTTCCAACTTTTTGTCGTTAATGATTGCGTCAACTTCATGTACGATATCATAAAGGCGATATGCTACAGGATAGTCGGGATTATCTGATAGAATAACGCTTTGTTCATCGTGAACTACCACATCAATACATACAATAACTTTCTTATACTGCGCAATTTCAGTGGTATAACCACCGTTAAGTGTTACAGTTAAATAAGTTTTTTGGTCTAATTTTACATCTGGAATATGTTCTAGTGGATAAATATGAACATCTGTACATTTGTCTAGGTTTTGACCCATATAAACAAGATTGTTTAACCCGCCAATTCTCTCAATCTCTTCATCAAAAGATTTATCAAGATAAGGGGAAACATTTCGTTTGTAACAAGTCAACAACCTAACCAATCGTTCACTTCTTAGAAGTCTGCTATAAATAACTGCGAAAACGATAGGACTAAGCTCTTCGTAATACAATTATACAACACCTCCTAATTTAATATTAAATGTTTTTATTAGTGCACCATCTTGGTAACAATTTACAATAAGTGGATTGGTACTTTGATGATAGTTTTTTATTTTAAAACTGTTATTTGTAGATGTAAAAGAATAATAATCTTTAGACACTGTTTTGTTCTTGTTGCATTCAAACGTATAGTTATCTCCATCAAGAACAAATGTTTTCGAGCCATTTAAAAGAATAGTAAACTCTTCTGGCTCCTTTGGTTCTTTATCGTCATTAGCCAAATCATTCTTAGGATTATCTGCCACATTATAATTTTCAAAGTCTGCATAGAATTTTAACAGTCCCGGATTATCTTGGAATGTATTCATATTTAAGAAATTGACAAACTGTCTAATCTTATATGTTACACCATTTAACATAAAACGAGTATTAATTCTGTACTGACTTGTCCAATCGTTATACTGGCAAACAACTTCAATTTTATCTTTGGCTACATCAATAACTTCCGATGTGGAAATTTGGTCTTCAACAATTTTGTACTCAATATAGCATGGTTCACGATGGATTGTTTTCTCGTCCTCTGCTAGAGTATTGATTGTATTATTACAACGTCTAACATAAGCACTAGATGAACTCTTGCGAATATTATCACGCGAATATATAATCCAGATATTATCGTCAAAGAAATACCTTTGTCCCAGCTTTGGTCTATAATCCAAATCTTTATAAATTAATTTCTTATAGTCATCGTTTACACGCTGCCCGGTTTTAGCATCAACAAGTGATGTAATACGGATATCTATTTTATTAAATAGTTCTTTTCTTTTTTCTTCATTAGTTGTAATTGTCTCAAGAGCATCAGAACCAAATTCTTTCTCTTCCCACACGTCATCCCACCATGTGGACGCATTCTCAAAGACTTTATCAACCGTGTCTTGAAGTTGATTTCTCCATCTTTGAGCGGGGTGTTTATTAACATTCATGAAAGTATCATAATACGGCATGGTATCACCTAGCCTTTTTGACCAAAGAGATACAATGGAATACTAATTGTTTGACTTCTGAATGTTCAATGGGTACTTTCATACCCTCAAGAATACTAACAATAGAAAGAAAATTTACAATACCAAATATATCATATAATCCATTTAACTCTCTTGCTAGTCTCTTTGTGTATGTAGTATACCCAGAATAATCATTTATGGCTTCGCAATCTTCAAAAATTCCAAGGATTGCGAATAATTTATTAATCACAGATTGTTTGTACTCTTGAATTTCTTTGTCAGAAAACTCAATTCCATTAAAGTCCATAGTTTCCCACCGCCCACTCAGCAAATGGGGTATTTTTCAGGCCGTAATTAATAATTTTCTGGTTAGTCTTTTCTCGCCATCTATCAGCATAATTTGCTTTCTCTTTTAAATTATTAGAAGCAGACTCGCGCTTAAAGTCAGTATCTTGCAAACCACCAAGCTGAGTAGTATCAGAAATTATAAAGTCAAGCCAGCATTGAACCATTAAATCTGAAAGAATAGTCTTTTCTGTTAATGTCAGTGTGTCGTTAAATTCATACTCCCCTGATTCATTTTGATGATATTGTTCAATATCTTTCTGACAATTTATAAAAAGCGGAATCGCCCTTAGTAAGAAGTACATAAGCAAATCATCGGCTGCTTCTGGGTTATCATTAAATAGCCGTTTTAGCTCATAATCTTGTAATGAAATTAAAAATAATTTATAAATCTCGTTAAAATTTGTACCAGAAGGTTGTGTTTGCTCTGGTGGAGCGTCTGGTTCTTCAACAGGTTTATTTTCTATTTCATTATTAAATAAACTAATATTGTTCAATCCCATTCACCGCCTTTCTTATTTAAAGTAATTTAAGCAAGTGAGCGAATAGACTCTGCACGCTTACTAATATCTACGGAACACAGCTTATTAATCAAATTGACCTTGTTGTAGTCTACGTTCTTGCCATCAACAATTTGATGAGCAACACGATTTGCTACTAGGCTTTTCTGATAATCACTTGCATTCTCAATTAAAGTTTTCACTTTGTCATCGGAATAACTGCAAATATTTTCGATATCCTTATATTTAATAATATTATTATAAGCATAAGTCATACCAAGAAAATAAACAGCACTTGCATCCTCAATTTCAAAGTATCCTTCTTCTGCAAACTTGTGATTCATATTCACAATTTGAATCAAGTCACGATATAGCACACGATTTTCGTCACCGTACTTATTAAAAGTAACAAAGCGTCTATCCCCATAAGTAAGATTAAGAGTCCCATTAAACAGACTGCGAACACGAATGCTCTTTCCGTCCTCTGGTTCTGTATAATCTTCTTCGGATGGGTTGTCCTCGTGTACAACCGCAACAGATTCATTTTGAGCAGAGGGAGTAGAAAAACCGCGTAGTGCAGCAAGAATCTCACCAAGCGTACTCTGCATTTCTGACATACCTTTTTCAAGGTTTTCAATTCTCTGTGTATTGGTTGCCATTTTATACCCCTTTCAATCCTTATGAATAATATATACCCTACTCCCAAAAGAGTAGGGTAATTATTCAAAATTTAATAAGCAATTAGCCGACAGTGATGACACCAGCAATAGCATTTGTGATGACACCAATACCCCAGCTCTTGTTAATGGTAGTATTGGTGGTTAGGTCTGCATCTGCATTGCTATCAACAGTGTTAGAGGTAGTAGCACCCTCTAGGCACAGCTTAACAGGCTTCTGGGCAGAGGGGCTGATGACATAAATCTTATCATCAGGCAGAGCCAGCTTGTACTGGTCAGCAGCGGCATAATCGGCATACTGAGGCATAACCATTACGTCAGTACCATAAATGTTGGAGATATAGCCAACACGGACGTAATCGGAGTCAACCATCATACGCAGATTAGCAGACTGAGGCAGTAGGTCATGAACAGCACTCATAGTACCCATTAGAATAGCAGGAGCGCGGTTATAAGCCTGAACGGTCTGAATTAGCTTGATGACACTCTTGTCTGCTAGACCAGCAACGTGTAGAGCCTCTGCACCGTTATCCTTAACATCATCCATAGCGGTAGCAAATGCTAGAGCAATTTCCTTGGTTAGTTCTGCTTCCATAGATAGAACAGCCTTCATCAGGAAACGAGCCATGGATTCCTTGCCACACAAAGCTTTGTATTTATTGGAAGCAACAGAAATATTGTGGTTGAAGGGGATGATAGAACGCTGACCAATATCTTCACGCTGGAACTCAGTATTACGCTGATTCCGACCAGCCTTGGAGACAATAAACAGGTCGTTAGACTCAACATCAAACTTAAAGCTATCACCAATAGCGCCGTTACGCATTTCAGTATAGACACTGGTAGTACGGTCTACGAAATCAGGTAGAACCATATCAATAGCTGCGTCAATAACAGCCATGTATGCCCACTGGAAAGTGGGGTTCTTAGCCATCATCTCAATGGAAGCAAAAGAATTGTTGAAATCCAGACCGGATAGCTTCTTAACTTCTGCCATTAGTAGGTCGTTAATCTTCTTCTCCTTCTCTGCAAAAGAGATAGAGGTATCAACATAGCCATCATACTGACCACGCTGCTTTGCATAGTCATTAAAATAATCCTTAATCTTTACTTCGGCAGTCATATCGCCGGAGAAAGCTAGAGTCTTCTCATTCATAGTATTATTCTCCTTTTCTTAAAATATCATCAAGCTACACATACAACAAACTTGTAAGCGGTAACTGCCTTCTTAACTAGGTTGCCATCGCCAATGTGAGCGGTAGTAGCCCCCAGTGCCTTTAGATACATACCAGCAGTAGGAGCGGTAGCCTCAGCCTGTGCCTTTAGGGCGAACTTAGTAGCATCAGGAATTAGGAACTTTGCAGTAGCCATTGCAGTTGCATTATCTGTGCTAGGGACAATAGTAAGAACATCGTCTTCGATTAGCTTGAAAGCATCAATAGGATGACCCTTGATATTTACGAAGTCTCGAATATTGTTATCAATGCCCTTTAGCTCAGTGCCATCGGGTAGAGTAGTAATAACGACTTCGGGGCTAGATGCCATCCATAGATTCTTTGCGTCTGCGGCAGGCTTGCCAGCCTTCCAAACAATCTTGCTATCAGCATCGGTAGAATACTCACTTAGAGCAAAAACTGCACCGTTGGGTACGTCCTCTTCACATACGACAGTACGGTTCCAGTTATCAACATTTAGAGCCGCATAGCCGCTCTTAATCAGAACATCATACATAGTAAAATTTCCTCCTAAAATTAATAATTTTTAATTGTCCCAAATGGAACCAGTAGATTTCTTCTTCTCTCCATAAGGTAGACCAATCTTGTGAATGTTGCCAGAGGGAGCACCAACTCGGTCAAACTCTGCGGCTTTTACCATGTTACTCCATGCGGCTACACTATCATATTCGCTAAATTTAGCGATATAAGCATTGCGTTCATCCTCAGACATTTCAACACCCTTTTCAGAGATTTCGTCTAGGACTTCACACATCTTAACCATATTAGCTTCTTGCTTTTCTTTTTCTTCTGCTGCAAACTTAAAAGCCTTCAGTTCATCATAATCAGACATGGCTTTAAATTTAGCCATATATGCTTCATTATCCTTTTTTAACTTTTCATTTTCGGCAGTTAGATTAGAAATTTCAGACATAGCTTCTTCAAGAGACATATTTTCCTTATTGTCATCATCGTCCTTGTCAGACTCATCATGACGCTCGTCGGAATCATCATCTTTATCGTCTTCATCGTCAGCCATTTTCTTGTCACTGCCCATTTCAGTTTCGCAAGATTCTGTGATGGTCTCGGTTTCGCAAGCCTCTTCAACCTTTTCCTCAGTCTTTTCTTTGGCTGCTTCCGCTTCCTCCACCTTAGTCTCATCTTCCTTCTTGGTTTCAGTGACTTCGGCTTCTGTTACTTTCTTCTCTTCTTCCACGTTTTCACCCTCGTCCTGTTTATAATCTTCTGCAAAATACTGATTGAACTCATCTTGCGAGAAACCAAATTCTGCAAAATTTTGTGTATCCAAACCAAGCTCACGATAGTGTTTCAGCAAGTGGGACTTCACGTCTCCTTTAACAATTCCCTGCTGTGCAGCCCTAGAGAATGCGGACTGCAAACCATCTTTATGAACAATAAGTTTACCATCACGAACAACGTGATGTGGATACTTGAATTTCGTAATTTCATACTCATTGTCGGAGAAGTCACCAATTAAATATGCTTCTTTTAGCAAAGACTTTGCATTAGACGCTTCTGTAATTGGCTTGAATAGCTTCTGACCGGGATTAGACCACTCGCCACTTGTAGCGGCTTCTTTAGAATTATCAATAGAAATTTTGTCAGCAAAATTTTCTTTAATATAATTTTCTTTATCCTCAGAGAATTTCATAAGCTGAACATTACTTCCTTTACAAGCCTCTGCAACTTGGTCTGACAAAATAGTAATAGCTTGATATTTCCAGCTATAAACATCTGGTTTATCGAATGGGCCATTATCTTGATAATCAGTAGTGGTCATTTCAACAGATACTTTCTTTCTGTCATTAGAACTATGAATAATATCAACAATATTTTTAGAATAGTTTTTCCAAATAAGAGCTTTAATAGTCAAGAAATTCTTGTCTCGCTCTTCATCATATTCAAAGGTGACAGGATTGTTTTCAGAGTAAACAAACCCAACTGGAATTTCTGCCTTAGAGTGAGTGCCAATACCGTCATCATTCCAGTCAGTGAACTCGACTACAACAGGAACATTATAAATAGTATTAGCAGTCATTTTAAGAGAATCAAAAGAAATTGGTTGAGTATGACTATTCTCTTTTTCTGCAAATGCACGAATCTTAGTGATAGCAAATCTATCATCGTCTTCAATAACATTTACGTCGTCAATACCAAATGTGAAATATAAACTTTTATTCTCCAATCTCATGTCACCCCCTTTCAATTAAAATTTAGCATATATTATTACTCCATTAGGCCAGCCTTAATCAGGTCGTCCACCAGAGAATTGTAAGCGCTCTTTAGAGTAGCGATTGTAACATTACCATCTAGCTTATCGTGGTGCGCAATCTTAGGCGCATCAATTACATTAGTGACGTTCTGCACATTGGTAGTAGAACCGCCACATTCATCAATAGCATCAGAAATAGCCTGACCGACATTTAGAGACTGAGTTAAACCATTAGAGCTATTTAGAGCCTTAATCACTTCTTTAGATAGTGCCAATTATATCACCTCAATTACTCGTTAAATTCCTGTTTGAGTTCATTAGAACCCCTAGCCCAACTTGCTTCCGTAGACTCGGAATCACTCTCAGGTTTTGGTGGTCTGCCGACGCTACCTTTAGTAAGAGGATTCTCTGGTGGTTTTGTTGTTGTGCTAGTACCAGTTCTAGTTTGCATAGGGGGAGTTAGATATTGATTTAGAGGAATAATCATTCCTTTTACATCAAAACAACTCTTAGAAATTTGTAGATGCCTTGTGTACTCGAAAATATTCATATCGTTGCAACGAGCAGCGAGTTGCATATCTACGAATCCTATCTTAGAAAAATCATTGAATAGTGCTTTACGTTCTGCCTTTTGGTCTGGAACATTTTCGTCATGGAAACGAATTTTAAACTTATATTTAGTGGTTCGTTGATTGATGAAAAACTCCATGAAATTAGCAAACATTGGATAAAGCGCTTCAATGGTGTTATTATCAATTGCGGATGCAAGTTTAGACTGGTGGCTATTCAGCTTTTCAGTACCAAATAGAGCTTCACTAGAAGCAATACTTTGCTTAACAACAGAACTTGCATAATCAACGTCTGAATTAGTGCTTGAAGTGCTAAAGTCTATTGCCTTAACATCATCAGTAGGCAATACAGCCAAACCAATCTGACTATTCAATCCTTTACGAGCAACACCTAAAAATTTACCAATCATCTCAGGGGTCATATTAATAGAGTTAGCAACTTGACCACTTTTCTGTTCCTTGTTAAATCCAAGGATACCAACCAAAATTTTAGAAGCATCAATAAAGTATTTATCCTGTTGCAGACCTCTAACAACTGGTTGAAAACTTGCGTTTCCAAGAATACCAGAATAATAAGGTAAAATAGTTGCTAGTTCAGGGTCTAATTTAAAGCACCAGAACCCGTTCTCAGGAGACGTTTGTTGCCAATGCCCAAACCCAGTGTTTCTTGATTGTAAGCGTCTTGCAGGGTCGTATGGTTTAGCAAAATTCTTCTGGATACGATTTAACATACGCTTAAAGATTGGCGGATACATATCTATATCAACACCATCCATATTAATAAACCAGTTCATATCGAAATCAAATAGGTATCCATAATCAAAACGACCTGTAATTTTACAAAACTGTTTAGGCAGCTCTTGAATAGTATATTTATCTCCATCATCACGAAGGACTCCGAACATTACACCTTGCCTAAAACACTGACGCAAAGCAGTTGCAAATTCTGCTCGATAATCGAATCTATTGCAAAAATCATCTACAATAGCCAAGTCTTTCTTAAATTCTTTAGACTTTAGTTCAGATTCTTTTGTAACATTGATTGGGTCGAAAGTAAGGTTAAATGCGGCTAGGTTTGGAAGATATTGTGTCATCCGCTTAAAAGACATATTTGTAATTTCAAGCGTCTGGGCATAATTAGAAAGGATTTCTTCTGAATCTTTTGCGTTTTTTAGAGCGTTTTCAATTTCTGTAACAGTTGTGTCTACTTGTGTTAAATTAATATCCTTTAACCGTCTATTAACAGCGTCGGGTGTATTATAATCGGCGCTTCTATAACTACGGTTGTAAGAATCAGAGAAATTCATGAAATAATCATACGCATTTAGAACATCATTAACCTGTTTCTCAGACAACGTTTCTTGTTCAGTTTTCTTTTTTCTTGGCAAACATCTCACCTCGCTTTCTATAAAAATAATTTAACCAAAGAACGTCCAATCTAATAGACTGTTAGTTTCTTGTTTGTTAATATACTGGTCTTCCAATAACTTGGCATACCAGAGACCATAAGCCAAAGACATAACACGGTCTTTACGATTTCCTGCTTTTTCCTTTAAGTTAATATAGCCCTGAGTAACTACTTGCTCCAAACTAATTGCCTCATCAACAAGACGATTAGTTTGCACATAAGGATTCATAAGGCGTTTCTTCAAATCCTCGTCTTCAATCTTGTAATATTGGTAATTTTTCATCATATAATCAAGACCCTCTTGACTATCAACAAGTAGATTAACTCGCCCATCAGTAATCAAATCACGCATATTACTAAACATAGCAGACTTTAATTGGATTGGAGTTTTAACAGAATAAATTACAGGAACCGCATTTCTATCAATAGTACGATTAACCATTTTAATATCTTCTGGGTTAACTACTGTCCACGCTGGGTAAGTAACGCCACGATTTTCATCATAGGTTTCTGTAGTGGCATAGTCAAAAATAGAAATACCTCATTTATTATCTTTAGAGCTTTTTATCTCTAAATTCTAATACTTATTATTCGCATTAGTTTAGCATATCTTTTCATCCTAAATTTAAATAGGAGTCGCGGACTCTTGGAGATATTATATTCTATAAATAGTTTCAATCTCTATGCGTTGCGTGTGTTATATATATTATTATATAACTTCCACTCTGATTGGCATTCCAGCCTTCCAGTTTTCTTCCGCAATACTTAATTATATATTACTATATAATTGGCGCAAGCATTTCACGCCTTGTGTATCAAGTATCATGTAATCGCATTCAAACTCATAAAATAATTGTTTCATTCTCTTAGTTTGAGCAATTGAGTTTAGACCGTGCATACTATCTGCGTATGGCACAATAATTGTATATCTTCCACTATCAGGAATTAACCTAATAATAAAAAACGCAGTATTGTCGTTCTTGCTAGATTCAATAACAGCAACGTCCATACATAGTAACCTAATTTCATTAGGTAGTTTTTCTTGATAGTAAGGGTATTTTTCTCTGCAATCTTTATACTGAATATATTCCTCATCAGACATACAACAGAATGCTTTGGAGTTAGTTCTGACTCTATCCATCATTTTATATGTGAAATAAGAGTTACCAGTACCACGCTCGGCAATACAGTTATATTCTGCCTGTAAAATATTAATATTTTCCAGATTGGATTTAAAAGTGTCCTCTACTTTCTTTTTGCTAATAAACCCATTTTTAACACCAAGAGCATAACTAACAACTGTTGCGCAATAATCTCTATTGCCATCTGTCATCCAGTCTATATAATCCTCAAAGGTCTTATAAGACCACTCATCTGCACGTCTAATTGAGGATAGGTAAATCTTTCTTAACTCTTCGTGTTTGTATTCTTCTGCCCGCTGCTCTCTTGTTAAATCAAGATATCTTGGTTTTCTTGGGTCAGAAAGCATAGGGTCAAAGACACGAGTGATGACTTCTTTCTCTGTACGGACAAATTCATCAACAATTAATATATTAGCTCTCAATCCGAGGGCATTTTCACTGTACGTCGCAGTAAAAATTGTAGAACCATTTTTGAACGGAACTTGACATTCATTAACGCCAATCTTAATCTCATCAACTTTGATTTCCTGTTCTAGGTTCTTGCTCATTCGCATATATTCGTAAATCTTCTTAACAAATTGTTTACTCTGTGATTTGACAGGACAAACAACAAGAATTTTGAGACCGGGATAAAGAATTGCCATTTGACAACAGAAATCTAACGTCAAAGAAGATTTCGCTATACCTCTGCTTCCTATAAATATATAGTTTGCTGTATTATTCATTTCCCAAATTAAAACTTTTTGAAAATCATACAATGGCAAACCTAGATATTCAGTAATAAATCTTTGAGGATTTGCTCTCCAATATCCAACCCATGCTTCAAAATTTTCGTTGTATTGCTCTTGAAGTGTAGCACGTTTTTTCTTTAGTCTTCGGATTGTGATTTTGTCTGACTCTGACATTCTTCATCACTCTCCGTTCCAAGAAGTTGAGCTTTGCCCTTTTCAATTATATCAATACTCCAAGGCTCAAACTCCTTTTCAAATTTTTCAACATATTTATTATTTTTACCCAAAGCCCTTGCAGTACAACCAGCAAACGCATCAAATAACAAATTAATATTATCTACGTCTGCCAATTCAGGGTCAGCTTTTTTAACAGGTCTGAATGTTTCGATATCTTCAATACGCTGACCAACAACCTTAGAATTTTGTACAGCTCTATTTTGTTTTTCAAGTAAGCCACCATTATTCATAAGTGAAGTTAGAGCGTTTAGTTTCTTTGTGACATCTTCACCATTTTCACGAGCTTTATTAATATCAAGAGTTTGATAACAAATCTGTCTAACAATAATATCAATATCTTTGGTGTCAATTTGACCCAGTTTAGATTCCCAATCCATATATTCGTTTTGAAGATATGCTAAGTCATCATTATCGAATCTTCCCCATACACTTTGTAGGTATGCTGTGCTAAATTCAATATCTTCATAATTATCGTCATCATCAAGCTCGCCAGTAACTTTCTTAGGACGTTTAATCTTTGTATAAACATCATAGTTACTGAGACCTTCGATATTATTTTCGCCTTGAGAATCGTCAAAACTCGAACCCCAGCCATTTTTATCTGCGAATGCAAGATTCTTTAGATAAATTGGTAATAGGTTTTCTTCTCCATTTAACACAGAGTTTTCATTCTGAGATTCTTTCATAGCCGCCAAATACGCTTGATGAATGTATGGAATATCAATTTTCCTACAAGTAAAATAAATAGCGAGGTTTGTATTGCCATTGTATTTTACCAAGTATCCTTTATAAATAGACTTGACACAATCCTTACAATATGGTATCTTATTAAAGAACTTATGATATTCATCTTTCGTGGCATTGAAATTATTTTGAACTCCACAGCCACAACTAATGCAAATCAGTTTCTTTTTCGTCTCTTCTCCGATTTGTTTTCCTTTTTTAGCAATAGCCATGTAACCACCGCCTTAGTCCAAACGAATAATATTTATAGATTCATAGGGATTATCAGGAGTGACAATATACATAGTCTGGGAAGGGTGAGAAGTAATACGCAAAGACTTTGCATAGTTATCTGTACCACAAAGAGAACCATTCATAAAAACCATAGTTCCATCAACTTCTTTAGACTCTACATGGTGTTTATGCGCAATAAACATCGCATCATAGAACTTATGGGTTAAAAGCGTCATATTCTGAACTATATCATGAATACTATCTTTGTCTCCATGAGAACCTAGATAATTCCAGTTATAAATACTAAATGTTAGAATATCATTATCAAATTCATTCTCATTAATATGAATATTGTGTACATAGCGCAGAGCGGCATTTAGATACCAATCAACAAGTAGAGAAAAATTTTCATTTTGCAAGCTATCATATTTATTAGCCATACAACGAGAATGATTGTCAATAACAGAATAATATTCAATATTACAATGCTGAGAAAGTCCGTTTAAAAACTCTGCCAAAGCATTAGAAACTTCCATTACCTGTTCAATAACATTTTTACGATTCTCAATCCGAATAGTATTGTGAATATATCCAGAAATAGCATCGTTTAAATTAATAACATACAGAGTACTAATCTTTTCAGAATAAATCTTCTTAACAACTGCGTCAAAAAGTTTGGTCATGCGCTCATGGAAGATTTCAGGATTATATTTATTAAGATAATTATCAGTTACCATACCATAATGGAAATCAGATAGGCATAAAATAGCACTCTTCTCAGTTGATGAAAAGTTACTTTTATTATCATTGAACTCCAAATGATTTTTAATAACATAGTCTGAAATATCTTGTTTAAGCATATCAAAACGAGCAATCTTATTAACATCACGATTAAGCGCCGCTTTATAATCCCGCATCTTGACAGTTTTTAATTTAATATCTAGCTCTTTATTCATTAACTCGTCCATTTGTTCAGACGGGTCTTTATTCTTTTGATAATCAACTCCATCAAGGAATGCCATATAATATTTACGATAAGCACTTTCGTCTTTTCTTACGCCAGTTGCTTCAAACATAAGGTCACAAATTTTAGACCAGCTAATATCGTATACGTCTTTATTGACAGCTAGACGTAAACCATATTCCTTATCGGTCTCGTCCTTACGCTTTAGTAGACTATCTTGCATATTGTCTCCTTTCGTTCCAAATAACCCCTTTTAATACCTATATATAAATCACTAAAGCGACTTACAACCAATATATTTTATTAAACCTCCAAAGAAGCTTGCACTTATTTGTTCTTACACCATCACAACTCTTAGTCTGAGATTTGAAGTTTAAAGCATTTTTCTTTGGATATAATGCCGTTACATACCCTTTATAGGTTTTCCCATTGCGATATGTGTATTGCACATAGTCTCTATATCTAAACCCATTTACACTGCCTGTTTTCCCTTTGCATTTTCTTCTAATTGGTTTTAGAACCCAGTCTTTTACATCAACTATATCTGGCGTTAAGCCTGTAATACAAATAGCATCATTACTATGAGACTTTTCTATACTCCAATCAATACGTTTATTCGCGGTATCCCCACCAGTTGTTAAATGCAAAGGAGCGAGATTGGATAATTGCTCTCTTAACCATGTTTTACCAATCATAACATGAGAGGCATAATTCAGATGTTTATTATCAGAGCCATTTATCATAGAAAAATATCTATCCATAAATTGCCCTTCTTTACCCTCTGTTTTGTTATGACATTTAGAACATAGCGTAATCATATTAGACATAGTATTAGAACCATTATTTCTACGAGGCTTGATATGATGTACTTCCAATCTACAATTAGATTTTCCACATTCCATACATTTGCACCCATCTCTTAAAATAACAGCTTTTCTAATATTTTCGTCCAGTCTATTAGACTTTTGATATTGCCATGCATAAGGTTTATAACCATCGGTCATAGCTCTAATATCAATGGCAACATCTTCGAGCCAATAGCCGGAAATATTTATCCATTTATTTAGTTGGTTAATAACACGCATAGTCGCTTGTCTTTTTTGTAAAATACTTGGAGCAATACGTCCTTTTCTTTTAGAGGACACCCGATTATTAAATCTTTCTTCTCTATATTTTTTATAATACCGCCTATGTTTCCGGTACATTTTACGTTGTTCTATCTTCTTTTTTACATCATTACGTTGCTCAATAGTTCCTTTTAGAAGAACTTTATTCTTTGTCTGACATCTTTGAACAAGTGCAATTCCAACGTGAAGCCCGCCATCATCAATCCCACAACGAACTTCATCTTTACAGATTTCATCCTCTGGTACAACTTTATATAGTTGTACAACCATAGGATATTTATTAACCAATTTTGCTTGATTATGTCTAATTTTATACCATGCTTTTTCTATACGCATAGGACTTAATTGTTTCCCTTCTGCATCAAGAACGAAAGCATATTCTTTTACATTAGTCATTTCTGACACCTTCCTTTCGGAGTATTTTTCTTCTTGCCAAAGTCGAATAGAGGACGTGTGTTTCCCTGTTATCATTGCAGGACATTAGCAATGTTTCTTGGTTGGCACTCACAGAGCAACGGACTGAAGGACATCCATTGGTGTGTCTTTGCCTTACTATTTAACGTAGTTCATATCTGCAACATACCTTTCAGTAGTAGCAGTCACTTAGGCTAGAAATCTATTATCAAAATATTTATTATAAGGCGAATGTCCACTCATAACAATTATATTTGATAACTAATTTTAATACCCGATGACTTTATTGCCATCGTTACTATCCTCAAGTATATCTACTCAAGGATAGTTGCCATAGCAATAAACATTTAAAATCAAAGATACTGTATAATGCCATAGCATTATCCCAATACCTTCAACATTTATCGTCGCTGTTTAACGACCTCTAGTCCCTATACCTAGCATCATAATTTAACGAGAAGTTTTTAACTTAGTGTTAGCAATTTTCCAGACAATCTTATTCTTCCAATCTGTCTCATTCTCTTTATAGATATTACTAATCATTTCATCAACATCCGCAATATCACCATTGTCTTTCAATTTTTGAGCCATAACCATTGCGGTTGACAAATCATACTCGTAATGAGTTAGTTCTTCATTTGCAAACTCTTTGAATTTGGAAAACATAGAAGAGTCTTCAACACAGCCCATTAGTTCTTGGTAACACTCTGCCGTTTCAAGTTCACAAATAGAATACTTAATTAGTTTTTGGATAATATTTTTAGATTCATTTACTGTCATAATAATCACCTATTTGTTAAAAGTGATTTTATAATTTAATGAAATGTTCAAGATTTATTCTCAGGTGGAATAGTTGGTAGGCTTAAAATTTTTTCATAAACGGCCGGTATCATTCCGTTACCGTGCAGCGCTGTGTAGCTTTCAAACATGTGTTGAAAACTTTCTAAGTCATTAACAGAAATCCAACCTTTGACTTCATAACAATTATGATATGTCCTTAGCATCGCATCTCTAAGCATATCTCTATCTGCTTGTGAGTTTTGATTTCCTTGCTCTCTCAAAGCTTTAACATCATTAGATAAAGAAGTTATTTTGTCGTTTTGAGAAGCAATCATTTGGTATTGTTCCTCGTTCTGTTTCGCAATTTTTTCAATTACTTTTTTAATTTCTTTCCTCTCTTGCTTATCCTCTTTTAGAGATTCGTCCTTCTTATCATAATGCCTTTTAATAAAAAACAAAAGAAGTCCAGAAACACCAAAAGTAGAGCAAATGTTCATTGCTATTTGCAGTGTATCCACTAATACTCACTACCTTCTACAATATTTTAACCCCTTTTATTCCTCATTACTCGGTCACGTTTTATTTTTACAACGAGTCAGAACCATCACTCGTTTATTTTGGTCTGGATTATTTTACCGATAAGACAAGACTAATGCTTATTACCTTCAACTATACATTTCAAAAGAGAAATAATAGTTTTTTCGTTTTCGTTTATCTCGTTTAATATCGAAATAACTTTCTTATTTTCTGATGTATTATCGAGATTTAACTTATAAGATTTCTCAGAATAATTTAATAATAATGAAGTGCTGCACATACTCCCACTGTTCTGGTGACATATTTCTTTGATATTGATTCTGATATTGATTTTGTGTTCCTCCCACATCTACTGGCATAACATTCTGTGGAGAACGCATACCTCCAATAAGAGGACTTGGATTTGTGAAGTTCATAAATCTTCACCCGCTTGTAAAAAAAATAAGTAAAAATGTATATAATGTTATTCTGTGGAATACTTGTTCCACAATAGAGATTAGTTAGAACTTAATCAGAAAGTAAGTCCACCGTTGCAGCCACAACCATTATTAGTGTAAGCGGGGCCATTTGCATAAGCAGTACCGCTCACAAAATAAGGATTGCAGTAATTCCCTGCACAAGCAGTAGTTGTAAACTGATAGGTAGGAACAGATACAATTGCCTGAGAAGTATTAGTGTAGGGGTCAGCAAGGTCAGAAGGAGAGAGATAATGCTTTGCCTTAATAAAGTCGCAAGTAGCAGAATCAACATAAGCCTTCATAAACTTATCCATCCACTGCATCTTTTCGTCAACACAAGCAAACTGCTTGTCATTCATCTTCTGCTGCCATTCACTATTTAGTGCAGCAATTTCAAAGTTCTTAGCGATAGAAACTTCATCGCTTGCAACACGCTGGCTTAGTTCACACAGGGCACTATTTGTGTTCATTAGATTCTGATACATAATATTAGTGTCAGCTAACTGATTCTGATAGAACTCTTTTTCGGTAACATAACAGGTATTGTTATTGCCACCGCCAAATAGACCACCTAGGAGTCCACCACCATTAGGAGAACCACTACCGCCACCATTACCGCCTAATACGCCAGCAAGAGCAGTGCCACCAAGGACTGTCATTATAATTAATCGACTATATCTCACCGCAAAAGCGGTAGCACTTTTTCAAGATTCGTGTCAATAGAATCCTTACTCCCCTATTAAGGGGATAGTCTGTACAGATTTAATTTATACAAATTTCCAATGGTATCCATAGGCTGTTTTCTTCCACTTCTTGCCTCTAGCAACTTCGCGAATATGATTTGATATATTGAGATACTTTGCAGATTTTCCAGTAGTTTCACAAATCCATTCTGCTGCTTTGTAAGAAGATTCAAAAACAACACCAGTTTCTATGCACATAATCGGTTTCTTCTCATGTTTCTTCTCTGTAAATTTTTCACTTTCATACCAAAGATTATTTTTTACAGCATGACGGACATTTTCAAACGGAAGAACCCATTCAAGATTTTTGCAATTATTATTAGATTTATCTCCGTCAATATGATTTACTTGCAGTTTATTGATTGGGTAATCTTCCAATCTTTCTGGAATATTACACCAACATTCAGCAACAAGTCTATGTCTAAGAAAATGTTTTGGTGAATCAGCAATACTTTTATTATGGATAGTACATCTGTAATATCCATTCTTATCTGGTTCAAAAACAGTCTCTTTTTTAGACTTGACATTACGAAGAATACCGTCCTGACTAATTTCGTATAGAAACTTTAAACTAGGAACTTTTCTAAATTCTTTCATCGTATAATTTCCTTCCCACGGGATTGCGTCCTTAAACTCCCCCGTTAACATAATTAGTATTTTTTACTTACGAGTTTAATAAAAACTCAGCTAATTATATCCGCTTGACAAAGCGAAAAGTGCTATTTAGGCTGTATGGTGTCAACCTACAATACCAAGCGCAGTAGTACCTGTAGAAGCAACCTTTTTACCATCAATTTCCATAAAAACACCACCAAGATAGTATATCTTGTTATGATGTAGATTATGTTTAATATTTTAATATATAAAAGCGGGAGTCTAAGGGAGCAAGACTAATTACACCATCACTGGAAACCGCTATTTTACTTTAACCTTTATTGATAATTATTGACCAATTAAATCCCTAATAGTCAATCCGCTTTCAAATTTATTATTAATTGCATCATTGGCAATAGTGGTTATCGTATCCGTAGAGCCTTCTGGAAGATTCTCCGAAGTATCAACAATACCATTATCATTCACATCATATACACTCTTCTTCATGTACTGAGACATTATGCTTGTAATATCAGGATTGTTAAAGTCCCCCGGAACAGCGTTAAACGCCTCCATCAGCATTTCTTTAAATTCCTCATCTGTCGCAGCGCCTAACTTGCTATCTACATATTCGATAGAAGCATAGTCATCTAAGTCTACTTCCGCAGATGGATAATGATAATTCCCAAATACACCACCGACATTTACATCAGTAGCATTCTCTACTTGAAATTTAATATAATAACACCCTGCGATATGAATAAAATAATTTCCAGCAGAAGTAATATTCGGAGAAGCTTTCATTGTCTCTTCATTTAATACCTGTAACTGAAAATATTCACCAGAGCGAGGATTAATTTGTCCAAAAACTGTTATTGTGCAATCTTTATCAACTTGGAGGCTTAGTGAAGAACTTAGCCCACAATATAGAGATTCACCGTGATAACTATTGGCAATATCATCAAAGTGAAAAATCTCGACTTTTTCAGACATCACATTACCTCCAATTCTATAATTTTAATAATCAAAACCAAAATACATCCGCAAAAGACCGTAGTACATCATTAAGATGAATTGGCTTGTCAATCGTAGTATGATAAGAACCGTACTTCTTTACAAACTCATCAACTAGCTTGCAATACTCGTCGTACTTCTTAAATACTTCGTCGTGAGCTTTCTGAACCTTGTCGGCATCAGCCTTGCGTTCAGCTTTCTTCTTAGCTTCTTCATCGTTCTTTTGAGCTAGAGCTTTTTCAGATTTTTCTAGCTCCTCCTGTGATTCAAACAACTTGTGGCACACATCGCTATAATAACGCATTAGAAAATCCTCTTTTTCCTTAAAATTTAATAGAGAGTCCTATCTCTCTATTATTGGTTCCGGGTCGCAGAATCCAACTACGCCATCACAGTTTATGAGACTGGTTAGTACAGCAGCACTATCACCCGGTTTATATAAGCATACATTAATCGGTATGCCAGCGATATTCAATTTAGCAAACTATGTCCAGCAGTATCCGGTAGAATACATACAAGTGTGCAATATTCTAAGCGTTGCACCCGCCAATAATTTAAGAAATAGTTTGCACGGCAGAGTTACCGCTTTTTTAATTCCACACTTATTGGTAGTGGCTCACCATTGGATAATTTTAAGTCGATTCCGAGACCTTTTACATGGGTTTAAAGTCTCCATGCCGACTGAATATAAAGTCCAACGCTTCTGTTTCTAGGCGGTTGATTGCCCGCTTAAATGGTTCGCACTTAATATTGGTGGCGAAACACCAGTATATCAATCTTTGGTTAAATCACTTTACGGCTTCCTTGAGAGCCTTGGAGGGCTTGAAGGAAACCTTCTTGTGAGCAGGGACAGTCATCATTTCGCCAGTCTGTAGATTACGAGCGGTACGTTCTGCGACATCAGTCAGAGAAACAGTGACATCCATAATCTTAAAGGACTCACCAGCCTTTAGTGCTTCTAGCAGAACAGGCTCAGTAGCGGCTAGAAATGCCTTAATATCCTTCTGAGTGTACTCAGTCTTGTCGGCAATCATCTTAATAATAGCAGTAGAAGTCATAATAAAATTCCCTTTCATTCCTTATAGCATATAGATGTTTATATAATATAATTTAAGAATATAGTTTTAAGCTATATTCTTTTTTGACTCAATTAGATTTTTCTTCTCGGCTTTCTCATTTACAGCAGCCTGTAGTTCTGCAACGTGCTTTGCGCATTCGCAATCACTGTCCTGAGAATGAGTAGCGTGTAGATACTCAAGAGCATTCTGGGGTTTGATACCAGCATTTTGTAACGCCATCAGTTGACCAGCCACAAAGCTCATCGACTTAATGCCTTTGTTAAATTCTTCTGCATCAAACTCAGAATCAATAACGTTCTCTAGGTTAAATCCAATAACAGGGTCTACAATATCGCCAATATCATCATCGTCGTTATCATTATCGCAACAGTGACAACCATCGCAATCATCAATATCTTCGTTATCGAAACAACCTTTATCAGCCAGCTCATAGAGTAATTGAACTAGCTCTTCCTTAGACATATCTTCCACGGCAATGGTTTCAGTCTTTTTAATATCCTGAGTATTTTTAGTAGTATTATTCAAATACTTATCCCTTTCAATCCCTTGGGCGAGAGTTTATCCTCGCTTGCTCAAAGCACCTTATCTACGATTCCTAATTCGACAGCTTCATCAGGATAAAAGAACATATCCCGTTTATGGTCTATCCACTCTTTTAACTTTTCATCAGGAACATGGGTATATTTCTTAATAATATCAAACACTTGTTTTTGACACTTTCTTAGGTCTTCCATGGATTCCTCTAGGTCTTTTACCTTGCCGCCCATCATCGTGGAAATGTCATGCAGCATAAATTGTGCATGACGATAAGAATAACGATTAGAACCAGTGATAAAGATAATAAAACCCATACTAGCGGCAGTACCAATAGCAGTTGTGTTAATGGTATATCCCATGTCTTTCATCTGTTCAATCAAAGAAACTAGAATTAAACCATCCCATACAGAGCCGCCCGGAGTATTTAGAAGAATATCAATAGGTTTTGGGTTCTTCTCTGCCCCTTCTTCTCTATCCAAATCCATAAGCGTATATAGATAATAGATAGCTTCTGTAACTGATTCATTCGTAATTTCTTGATTAATCAGAATCTTACGCTGATAAATTGCTAAGTTTTTCTTGATGGAGTTATTGCCAGATAGTAGAATCTGCTGTTCCACCATCTCTCCATCATTGCGTGTTGGAGTTCTATAATTCATATTGTTACCTCCAACAATCAATATTCTTTTTTCCGATTCAGAAATGCTAAAATCTTAGGTTCCTCTACGACACAATACTTCTTACGACGGCTTTTCTTTTTACGATTGATAACCGTATAATTACGGTCACGACCTTCTTTTAGAAGACCAACCTTGCGTAGTGCGTCAATATCGGCTCGTGATACTTGAATCATTATTTTCCCTTTAATTCACTTGGGCGGTTGTTTAATTCCGCTTGCTCATAAATAAAAAAACAGACCAGCGAAATACTGGTCTGTAAAATAGAGATTTTCTACATTTCCCTATTCATTTAGAGAAAATGTGCAAGAAGTCTGAAAAGTGGCTTCACGCCTGGGTTTTTTGAAAATTCTTACCGTCAGGTTTTAGATTTGTCGTATTTTTTCTGGCGTTCTCTGTGTTTCATGAGTTCAATCTCTCTCGAACACTTATCACAGTAATCAACATTGAAAGAAGTAACTGGAACTAATTTACCACAGTTCTTGCAGATAGCAAATTTTCCTTCACCGATATAATTCCAATAATAATTCATTATATTATGCTTATCACGAATTACAATAACAGGCTCAGAAGTATACTGGATATTTAGAGCAGGATAAACAATCTCTGTCTTATTCTCTCCTTTAAAGTTCGTATACTTAACATATCCGAGTTCTTTCAACTCGTGATATGCTGGATAAAGACTGTTCGGATAAATTCTCTTTACGCAGAGTCTGTTAATATCTTTTGCTTCTGCCTCAAACTCGTTCTCGCCAGATGCCTTACGGATATACAACATAGCGAACAAAACTTTTCTTGCGGTCTTATTCTTTAGCTGTTTAATAATATCCATTTCTTCTTTGTAAAAATATACTGGCTCATTATCCATAAGTTCAAAAGAATCAAACCCGGACATAATATCCCTTAAAGATTTTTCCTTGAACTTATCAGTAAAACACCCATCTAATTTAAAGAGGATTGTCTTAATCTTTTCTTGCGTCTCTTCTCTGCCAAGGCCATTTGTTTTATAGAACCTAGCAAGAAGAATACCATCGGTCATAATATCCGCTGAGAATTTTTGCTTCTCGTCTATTTCGGCAGCTCTTTCGTATTCATTAAAAATCATTTAGCTACCTCCTGTAAAATAAACTTCTTGCCAAAGAACTCTTGACCATCCATAGACTCAACAATCTTATAATAATGGTCTGAATTATTTTTGACATTATTTAGAACAACATCTGAATATAGCTCCCAAAGAAGAGATTTGTCAGCAGACTTACATTGTTCATAATAAACATAAATGATATAATCAACAAGTTCTTCTTCATTGGATAGAGTATTTATAAGTTCGTTCTTGTAATAGTCAAAGAAACCGTCAAAGAAAGATTCTCTGTCAGAACCAAGAGTATTAGCATCCTCAATACCCCAGTCACGGTCATGACCAATCTTCTTTAAAAGAATAGGATAATTACGCTGGAACTTATGAATGACATCTTGAATCTGCTTGCAGATATTCTTCTTAAATTCTCTGTCTTTGTTAGACATTAGGCAAGAATAATCAAAATACTTACTAGATTTGTTCTCTTTAAATTCATAATCTTCTACATATCTAGCCAGATTATTCATCGTGCAGTTAGAGTTAAACAGAGGCATATACTTGTAATAATTGCGCAGGAATTGCTTTTCTTCTACTGTTTTATCTTGCTTTTGCTTTAGGTCTTTTAGTTTACAACCAAAATTCTTACGGCAAAGGTCTCCTTGTTTTTTCTTATAATGCTTTAGTCTTGCCATCTCTTTTGGATAAACATAACCAAAAAAGTAGGTTTTCTTATCACAACAAATGCTGTTGTTGAATTTGATTTCTTCGTTTTGTTTTTGAATCTCTTGTTTCTGCTTATCGGTCATATCATCAGTAATTTGGATATATTTTTGACGATGTGACCAATATTTATTGGGTGGGGTATAAACTGCTCCTTTAGCGTGGTCGATAGCTTGACCCTGATAAAAACGAAGCATCCTAATACGTTTTTCAATTTCAGTATACTCTTTAGAATCTTTAGGGAATAAATCTTTCATCGCGTAAAGATTACTAGCCAAATTCGTGATGCCTCCTATTGGGCTATCGAAGCTCTTAACATCAAAGGAACCCAAATTGTCAAAATTAATTTTTTGAGACTTAATTTTTTGTTTTTCATAAGTGATAATTGGTAAATCTGGATTAATTGCGTTTACCAAATATTCATTATCAGAAGTAAGTGAAATATCACCCATTTATACCCTCGGTTTCCCGATATTTGCTGGCTATGCCAAGGGGATTAGACTATATCTTCTATGTGTAGCACTTCGATTTAAGGGGTTCTCACCCACTGAGAATTTCACTCAGCCCTACTCCTATTGCTCTTTATTTTAGCAGACGAGCTTAAAGGATAGTCGTTTAACATCAAAGCAAATTATAAATTTTTAAAACTCTTCTTACCTGATTATAAGTAAAACCAAGCGCATTTGCAATCTGTCTTGTTGTCATACTCATGTTTTTCTGTTTAAATTCTTTAATTTGTATTTCTTGTTCTTGCGTTAATTTCTTTGCAAATTTATGTCCCTTAAAGTCATAACCTGTATTTTCAATCCAGTGTTTTGTATTTTCAGAGTATGTCGTCCATTCAAGATTTTCTGCGGAATTATTATCTTTGTTTAAATCTTTATGGTTTACAACAGGTAAATTATTTGGATTTGGCACGAACGTCTTCGCTTCAAGAACATGGACGGAATAGCTTCTTTTATCCCCATCCTTACATAAAGTGGCTTTTACATATCCACCTTTTAGTCTACGTTGCTTAACCATGCCCCAACCAAGAGTTTTATAAGCGCCGCCCTTACGTCCAGACCTCCAAGACCTAGGCTTTCTTTTGATTCTGCTATAATTTGAAATTTTATAATATTCTTCAAATCCAGCTAAATCTTTCCACTCTTCTCCATCAAAGTCTTTCATATCATAAAAACCTTCTGTATCAATATTTATATATTTCATAGTAAACCTCCTTTCTCTTAAATTTATAATTCGCTTTAATGCACAGGATTGGCATATCATAAGACTTAGCGTTTCCCTGTTAGTATGATTGCTAATCGTCATTTCCTACGATTCCTAAACGTCAATCACACACCTAGCATTTGCTAGTTCACTACAATTCACAATTCAGTTGTGGACAGTTAATATTTATCAAAATCTGCATCAGATTGACTAATAATTGTCAAATCCCAAATACTATATACGTTTCCCCACTCCAAATACCTAAACCAATCATTACATTTATCATCAGAATAAACATTAAGCAACTGATTCTCGGCAGGGGCAACTAAAGGACTACGTTGAGTGCTTACAACCTTTGCTCCTTTATCTACCCAGCGTTTTGAATACATACATTTTGGAGGCAGTAATCCATGTACTTCCATGCCAAATGCGTGTTCACACATGGCATACAAATCTGGAATCAAAAAATCATAAGAACCCTCAACATAAATTTTACCAATTTTTGCTTGGTCTATCTTCTTACGAACTAGACGCATTACTTTACTTTTGGCATAGCTATCATTTAATATATCCGTATTATATAATAGACATTTGGCGATTGGAGACTCAAGGCTGTTCTCTATCTGCTCTAGTGTATCTCTGTCATGACATCCAATCATCATAAGAGAAGCATAAAGTGGGTCGCACGACATTACTTTTTGAAGCCAATCAATGGTAGGATTTGCTAGGTTCTTAATTGACTCTTCTGTAAAATCATTGCTCTGAATATATTGGTAATTTAGAGTACTAAGTTGGTTTGATACTTTCTTAGACACCCTTGCTACACCAAACACATGACCGTAACGCTTAAAGTAACTCTGATAGACTTGGAAATTAGGATAACATTTATGAAGTTTGAACATTGATGAACCAGCTATAACGTCAATTTCATCAATATTATATGTTACCCCATAAATGTCTGTAATCGTATCTTTATGTGCTATTTCATGAGCAAAACGTCTAAAGTCAAAAATTGAGCAGAGACCTTTAAACCACGCAGCTCTCACAATAAAACTAGATGGTAAATAGTCAAGTTCTAAATCTTGTTGCCATCTCTCAGCCATTTCAGGACAAACCATACCAGCGCCGTCGAAAGCATTCATTGTAAAATCAATTTTTTCGGTTCTGATATCGTCTTCGCCTTTTTCATTTTTGAAAATCCAATCAACAATTTGGTCTTTCAAAGGATATTCATAATCGTCAATAACGCAAATTCTTGGTGTCTTAACAACTCTGGTGGCAGAAGTGGACAACGCAAGATAAGCTCCGAATTTAGCGAGGTTAATCTTACCTATGCTTTTTGCATCAAGACCACAAAGCATAATCTTGAGTAACTGGTCATAAATTTCTGCATTTACAAAGTTGGCAGAGTTCTTTCTTAACTGACCAGCACCAGCACATAGACGCTTATACTTTGTTACATACTCTGTCTCATTCACTTTGAATTTAACAGCAAATCCGGTCTTGCATAGTTGCTTATAATCCCTCTGTGTAGTGTCAGTTCTAACTGTCACGAGGTCTGGAACAAATAGCAGTTCGTTGATTTCATTCTGAATCTTTGTAATTTCTCTTGCGTTCTTCTTAGAACTCTTGTCTTGCTTTAGAATATTGCGCCTATCATAAAGAGTTTGAACCTTTTCTTTATCGAATGGTTTATCCTTAATCTGACGAATAAATCTTAGTAGTTGATTATCACCAAGAGCAACTACCCAACCAGCATTCTTTGCTGTTTTAAAATCGGTTTCGACACAACCATTTTTTGCAATTTGCTCGTAAATATCAGACGTGTTTAATTTCAGAGTATAGAATAGGTCAATTTTTGACAAACTTACACCTTACCCTTTCTTGATTTATAATTAACGCAGTCTTCATATTCCGTAATACGATGTCCGTCATACCAACACGAAAAAATAGACTCTCTATGTTTGATACCATAAGCATCAAAATATTCATCTAAAATCTTATTGGCTTCTGCTGGGAAATACTTACAAGTAGCATCGCATCTATGACACTTACTCATTCGCAGACCTCCTTTCTTTTAATTATTTTATCAAATTTAACAGGAAAAGTCAAGGCTTTATTAAAACTGTAATATTTTTGTAACCAATTATAGTCTTGCAATTTAACAAGAATTATGATATAATACTCTGAAGTTGGCGGCTTCATCCTCAAATCGACGGAACTTAATCCAGAGATTAATAATGAAAATAATATAAATATATTATTATTAGTATATATATATATTATATAATTAATAATATATATATATAAATTATTATATTATATACAATTATTAATATTAATATAAAGTAATTATTATAATATTTATTATTTATAATATTATATA